CTAAATATCCTTTAATCTTCTGTTCATATCATCCAGCTTGGTTCCGAAGTCATTATAGGTGAGCTTTGAATACTTCACGATGTCTTCGAGGTAGCTGTTTGTCATAATCATCATGTTTCTAATCTCCAATACCGCGCCATTGGTTGAGATTCCGAGTGTAACGATGCTCTCCATCTGTGATATGGTGGTAGTCATGTTCTGAGCGATGGACTCTCCTGCAATCTGCAGGGCGGTGAAGCGACCATTCAGCTCGTCTGCGGTATCTTGCCCCATAGATGCCCATCCTCCGCTTGTTGCAGTCTGTGATGAGGATGAAGAACCAGTGTAGCCAGTCACCTTTGCCCAATCATCACGCCTCTTCAAGCCTTCCTGGACAATATCATCGTAACGCTTATTGAATGCTTCTATGTCGATTTTCGATGAATCTCCATTTGCTGCATCTATTGCGTCTGCCCAATCCTCATAGAGTTTTTTCAATTTCCCATTCATGAGGTCTTCCATCGAGTAGGAGAGAAGAGCTTTCTGCATCATTTCTGCGAAATCATCAGAGAAGTCCTGCGCAGACTTACTCATATCCATGAGGTTACTGATGAAGTTATCCTTCATGCTATCAAAGGAAATCTGAGTAATTGACTCGCGCCATTGCTCAGTCAGCTCATCAAGATTACCAGCAAGGTCCGCATAGTCTTCGAGTTTGTCAAGAACCGACTCTCCGTAAGCAGAACGTCCTTTGTAATGCTTACCTGTTCCTCTGATCTTATCAACCAAATCTTGGTATGAAAGCAACTTCTTCATTTCCTCTGGTGTGAGGGTGGTAATATCACCATTGAAGTCACTCTTCACGTTCTGTCTGATTTTAGCCAACTGCTCATTACTGAACCCGCTCCAATAACTACTCCATGAGTGGTGCGAACCATGATAACTCATCTGTTGCTTCGCAATCTCCATGACGTTGTGGTTGTAAGTCTCCTGCTGCCGCTTTGCTTCCTTGTAAGCATTGGTGGACTCCTTACCATACGTACCTGTCATGGTGTCTTTCAGCTTGTCGATGGACTTCTGTAATCTCTCGTTGGAAGAAGTGAGGTTGTTAATAGCTTCCTGTACTTTCTTTGAATTTCCGTCTCCACCGAACAGACTATTGAAACCACCAAACGAAAGAGTGTTGAGTATATGAGAAACGTTGTTCCCGATACTCTTCAATGGCTTCATAACGATGTCACCCGATAAAGCATCATCAAGGATGCCCGTTACTGCGCCAAAGACTGTGTCCATGAGGTTGCTGATGAGTGTTCCGAAGCCATCTTTCAGAATATCGAGGATGCCGAGTATTGCGGAGATTATTTCACCTGCCATACCGCTATCTCCTAAAGCTTTCGTCAGAGATTTGGCTGCGTCACTATCTTTACCGAGCAACCCTTGGATGCCCTTTGCAAGCGTGTTGGCAACGTCCTTCTGCATAGAGCCACCGAAAAGCTTGTCAAGCCCTAGGATAGAGTTTCCTATGCCTTTGAGCGACCCCGATGTAAGACCCTGCAAGCCATTTTCAAGCTGCTGAAACTGAGAAACTGCCTTCTGTGCAGATGTCTGCAAGTCTGATGATGCCTTCTGAACTGATGAACCGAACTCCAAAACATTGTTAGATGCGGTAGCGAGTACGTTCTGCGCTCTAGAGAGGTTGCCTTCAGCCTTGCTGATACTTGTCTTGTCACCGCTCTTCTTAGCCTTGGCGAGGTCTTCCTGCGCCTTGGTGACAGCTTTCGTGGCTTCTGCCTCACGCTCCTGTGCATCAATATAGCCCTGCATGGCTGACTGATAGGCGTTGATGTCATCCGAAACCTTCTTGAAGATGTCACTATCCCATACGGTGGCAGAGCCTTGTAGTTTGGAGATAAGTTCCTGTATAGTCTTCTGTTCATTAACATCTGTGGTGCTCTTGGAGAGCTCCTGCAGCTTCTCAATGGTAGGCTCCAGTTGGTCCTTGAACATAGCTCCGAAGTCTCCGAAGATGCTTCCCCAATCGATGTTCTGTCTGATGGAATTTATCTCGATGGTTTGGAGGTCCTTCTTTCTCTGCTGCTGAAGAGAGAGCTTTTCGCCTTTCGTCTGAGCCTTGGCAATCTTCTCTTCGTACTCCTCGGCAATGGCTTGCTTCTGCTGATAGAGAGAACCATACTCCTTCAAGTAGTCACGCATAGAGGTGAGGGCTTCCCTGTTGACCTCATCAAGCTTCTTGTTGTACTCTTGGGTAGCGAGGTCTCTAGCCTTGGAGAGAGCATTGGACTGAGCAGAGGTAAGGGTTACTTTCTTGCCAGCTTCCTTGTTTTTCTTCTTGAACTCTGCTTCCTGCTTGTCAATCTCGGCTTTACGCTTGGCGTAGTCGTTCTTGATTTCAGCAAGCTTCTTCTCCGTGCCTTCCTGCATCTGAGATATATCGGTGTCGATATTTTCCTGCTGCAGCTGCTTCAAATCTTCGTTCAGTTCCTCCTGGGCCTTCTTGCGGTCTTCTGCTAGCTTCTTGGCATCGGCGGCTGCTTTCTTGGCTTTGGAAGCGTTCTTCTTGGCATTGGCTTCTGCCTCTTCCTTCTCACGCCGCTTCTTCTTAGCATCGTCTTCTGCCTTGGTCTGCTTGGTGTTCGCCGCATTGGTATAATCCCATCCTCGCTGGGCGATATATTTGGTTGACATCCACTTTCCGTTGACTTTGGCACCTGACTTGTTGTTGTTTCCTAAATCGCGTGCCAACGCAGAGAACCATCTTCCCATTTTGCCCAACTCCTTAACATCCATGTTATTCATCCATGAAGGAATCTCGGCATCGAATTGTATTCTGAACTTTACGTCATTAACACCATAGTTCTGCATGAACTCCTTGACACGGTTGTAGAGAACGTGTACATCCTCGCCGGCACCCTGGAGTTGTTTCTGCAAAGCATTTATCCTGTTCTTGGTAGAGGTGGCCTTATTTCCGAAATCCTCTGTTGCATCTGCCGCCCGGTTGATATTATCTGCCTCTTCACTATGCAGCTTCTTTGCAGCTCGAAGCTCATAGAGATAGCCTATCAAAGCCTTTCTGGCATCGCTTGTCTTGTCTCCTGTAAAACCGAAAGAATTAGCAAGATTTTCAGATTCGGATATCAAAGAAGCCTCTAACTGATTGTATTGCTTCAGATATGTCTGATACTCCTTGGAGTGCTCATTCAAGCCAGCCATCTTCTGTGTTAGGTCATCAAACTGCTTGATAACCGAGTCAGATACGATATTCTGAATGCCGACGGCTATACCGCTGCTAGAGGTTCCATAATCCTTCAACTTACCCAAAAGGGCTTGCTGAGCGCTATCAACACGGTTGTTGTATTCTTCATTAGCCTTGGAGATTGCATTGGCTCTGTTGCGCTCTGTAGCCTCCAGCTTGATTTGCTCGACGAGTTCTTTAGATTTATCTATCTCCTGCTGCTTAACATCCACAAGGTTACTCTCGTCTTCCTTGATCTTGTCAATAGCAATCCCGTAGTTGCCATAGATGTTTGACAGCTCCTTGATGGTGTCCTTGTAAACCTTGGAGCCTTCCTTTGCAGTCTTCAGAATGGAGACTAGCGACTCGACCTTGCTTGATGCTTCATTTGCACTCTCGGTAAACTTTGATGTCTTGGTAGCGGCATCCTCAGCGCTATTGCCGAATAGATTAAACATCGTGACACTAGCTGCTACTGCACCAAGAACCAGACCGAGAACATTTGAAGAAGAGACCAAATTGAACAGAGCCATGGCATCCTTGGCGGTTGTGATAGACTTCGCTAAAGACAAGAATGCTTTCGCACTCTCCCAAGCTACCTGTGCCTTAGATATTGCTATCATTGTTATCACCGCAGCCTTGTATGCTCCATACGCTGCAACGACAGTCATAAGCACCTTGCCTACCGTCTCCCAATTCTCAACGAGGGTGGAAACGATTCCCAATCCGGTATTGATAACACCCTCCTGGGATTTGCCCAGCTCATTGAACATCTGCTCGATAGCATCCTCGATGTTGCTTATCTGACCGGTAATAGTCTTGGACTGAGCTTCCATCAAGCCACCGAACTTGCTACCCTCGGCAGTCATGCTCTGCATTGCCTGGATGAAGATATCGCTGGTAACCTTGCCTGCCTTGATTTGCTTCTGGACCTCCTTGATGGCGTTGGTAACGTCAAGACCCATAACCTTGGCTATCTCGTCTGCGATAGGAATACCTCGGTTGAGGAACTGGTACAAGTCCATCGTGTCCATCTTACCCTTAGCAATGGTGGTGCCGTAGAGCATCACGAGGTCTTTAAGGTTTAGACCCATGCCTGCTGCAACGTCTCCCAATCCGATAAGTGTCTTGTTGACATCCTCGGCCGCTACGTTGAACGCAAGGAGCTGCTTGGCTCCCTCTGTAACGTCTTCAACCCCGAAAGGTGTGACGGCTGCCGTGCGGATCAACTGCTTCATGAGAGCATCGGCTTTCTCCTCAGACTGCAACATTGTCTTGAATGCCATTTCTGTCTGCTGGAACTGACCGCGGACCTGCATCATCTGATTGACGAACTTACCAATGCTCCAACCGCCAATGGCAATGTTCATGCTGTTCTGTATATTCGAGATTACATCGTCAATAGACTTTCCGTCCTTCTCAACCCTCTCGGCAGTCTGATGAACTGCGTTCTGAATGTCTCGAAAACCGGAAACGACCTTGGCTGTCTCGACTATTGTATCGAATTTAATGCTTGGCATAATGTTCTATTTTTCCTTGAATTTATACTCTGTTATAAAGAATCGCCGGGGAAACACCAAATGTGAGTGTTCGATATGGGAACTTTACGTGCGTGCGCAGGAAGACTTCGGTTAAATCTCGGTCTCGGACTCTATCACCGCCTTCATGACCGCCTCCTTGTTGTTGCCATCGATGACCTCTTCCCCTGCTGCCGGTATATGTGCTTTCTTCCTCTCCTCGTCTGACAGATAGATTGAAGTAATCTTGTCTTTGAGCATGAGAGTCAGGTTGTTATACGATATTCCCCATACCACGTAATCGAAAGTCCATCCGTATCTTTCGCAAGCAGCGTCTATGAGAGTTCCCCATATTGTCTTGCCTCCGAAGATAAAGCTATTCTCCGACTTCTTTGCTGCGTTGACCTTTGCCATACGCTTCGCTTCTTCTTCCATTCCTGTCTCTTTGGCTATTGTCTGGTATGAGTTAGCCTTAAGGATGATGATAAGAAGTGTAGCTATATCCTCGTTGGAGCATTCTTTGAAGATTAACTCCGTCTGCCTGCTTACGCATTTGGAGTCTAGTATTTCATTCTTTGTGTTGAGTGAGTGATATGCAATCAATCTGCAGCATGTCTCCCTTTTGGTGTTTGCAACTCGCAATGCTTCCAAGAATGGATCAGCTTGAAGTAACTCTTTGTCTAGCTCCAAGCTATCTACTAACTGCGACGTTAGGTACATCATGCCCAGTGTAGTAGGGTAGATGTTAACGTGAGCGTGCTCAGTATCAAAGCCTATCGGCATATCTGTGAGCGTATTCGATATAATGATTCCTAACTCTTCCATATCACTCGAATTTAAATTGTTGGCACCCAAGGCAGGACTCGAACCTGCGACTTTCAACCAGCTTTTGAAGACCCTGGATTTTTTTTGCATGCGACGGACTATTTGGTCTCGCTCTCCCAACTGAGCTACTTGGGTAGGTTGCCGGCTGATAACCCTCAGTCGGCAGAAGGGATATTAGGATATGCCTATGTCTCTTCGTAAGTTTCCGTGATTTCAGCAGGAGCGGTATTGCCATCCTGCGGCTTTTTGAAAGTCAAGGCATACTTTTCACCTGTTCCCTTTGTGGCAGTAATGACACGCCAACGGTAAGCACAATAGACTTCCTCGTTCTTTGAATTGACAGTCTTAGCTACCACGTCACCCTCTGGGATAAGAGCTGCGTGGGTATAAGTGATGGAAGCACCTTCTTCTGTTGTATAGCCCTCCTCGGCACCGATGGTGGTATTACCCATGTAAACGCCAGGAAGCTCGGCGTCTTCTGGCTGGATAGCCAAACGGTAGTTACCCTCAATGATACCATCAATAGTCTTGAATGGCTGCGACTGGTTCTTCTTGATGAAGAGCTGGTATACAGCCTCGTAGGTGGACTTCTTTGTCTTGCGGTCAACAATTCCGCCACCTTCCTCAACCTGGGTCATAGTATCGCCTTTCGTTGGAGTAACAGTAGTAGTGCCATCCTTTGGAGTTGGGAGCTTAGTCCACTCATTCTTTTTGCTACCTACCTCTTGAACGTAGATAGTGCATTTGCCCCATGATGTTACTGACATAATTTAATCGTTTATGAGTTTATATTCAACTTGATTATTTATTACATGTTCTCCCGTGCTTGCTGCATATACCCTCTGCTCAATAGCGTGGGCAACATATTCGCTCGTTCTGAACATTTCCAAGAGATTCCAAGCCAGTTTGCAGATTTCGTCAACTCTGATAGTGTTCTCCTCGAACTGCCCATCTACATCCTGGTCTTGTATATATATATTTACATTTATAATCGCCGTTTGAAGCTGCGTTCCCTCATTAGCCAAGATGGAGATAACGACATCTTCCTTATGAGAATTATGCGGTCTCATCGTCTTTGACAGCTTGCCATTGACGTTGTTCATGAAACCGCTTTCGTTGATGTACCGGTAAACATCTGTCTTAATTGCTCCGTCTGATTTCATATCTTCCACTTGTTTATTTCATTAACTGCTGAGTCTATTGCTGTCTTCACACGCTGCTCTACAATGGATGTAGCCCATATCTTCGTTGATGCGAGGACATCCTTACTTTCCAAGGCTTCCAACTCTCCTGCGTATTCCATTCCGGCAACGACAACCAAAGCATAAACCCTGGAATATTCCTTAGCAAGGTCATTGATCATCTTCTTGCCCTTTACAGAGCCGTCTGTGCCACTGAGAACCTGCGAAAAGGCTGATTCCATATATTTACTTCCCTGCTCGTACACGGCGAAACCTATGGAGCTTCTTAGGTTGCCCGTATGGTCTATCCAGCTTTCCTTGGCAGACCTGTTACGGATTCTAACCACAGATTCGTCTCCTAGCTTGCTCAATGCCTTAAGCACATTCTCCTGTATCTTCCTTGCGGCTCTTTGTAGGAAGGCGTCAAGAGCGGAAGCGCTGGTTGTCATTCTTATGCCCATATCTTGCACTGGAGTTGATAACGATGAAATCCCTTGACCTTGATAATTACCTCCTCCTCAGCCCCTAAAATTTCTAGCTTGATAAAATCCCCATAAGAGAACTTTTCAATACCTACGGGCAAGTTATGCACTTCGTAGGAGTAGTAATCAATAGAACCGTCAGATGTAACTAACTTGTTGGCCTCGCCAGCAGGAACTACATCACAAGTGCAGCAGAACTTCCACTCGGTCTTGCCCTGGTGATAATTTCCATCATCATCTGTATAGCCAGCTACCTTCTGCTGCCGGTATAGCTTTGAGGCATGAAAACTCAATAGACTCATCAGCAATTAATGTAAACTGTCGGCTTCGGAGTAAGTGAAACCTCCTCTTCGCCGATGGAGTTATATAAACGATTGACTTGAACTAATATAGCCTTTCGCTGGTCTTCCGAGAGGGAACCTATTGATTTGTCCGCTTCGGAAAAGCTAACGGCTTGTATGAGAGAAAGCAGACAGTCGGCAAGCGTTCCTTTGTAGGCGTCACTTCTGGCAACGTCACCAGTGAACTCTGATTCGATATCGAGGTCACGCTTTATGCAGGCGTTTTCCACGAAACCATAGGGGATAGGTATGTGTACCTCATCCACCAAAGCTTGTCCGACCGTCTTCATGATTACTCCTCAGCTTTAGCTGCCTTTTCCTTGAACTCCTTCTTCTTCACAGGAGGAAGCTCGTTATAGGCATCAATAACCTCCTTGTCGCTGGCGTCACTAGGAAGTGTAGCACCAAGAGCGTTGAGGGTTGTGATAGCCTCCGGCTTCTTGTAGGTCACATCAGAGATTGTTACCTTAGCGTCCTCTGTATCTGCTTTCTCCTTTTCGGTATCAACCGAAACGTCTGGGTCTGCCAGCTTAGTATTAATCTGATAGATTGTATCAACGTCCTCGATGACAGGCAAGCAGTATGCCTGCACCGCAGTTGTCTCACGCAACGGATCAGTTGTTGAATACTGAGAGATAAGCTTGTAATCAATCTGCTGATAGGTTACACCTGCCACTCTGTTGGTTGCCTCTGCTACCTGACCGTAAACGAGGGCACCAATCATCTGTGAGCAAACACCGATAATCATATCGTTGTTCCAAGGCTTAACGCTCTTCTTCGCACCATCATGCTCCAAGCGGACAGTACGGTTGATGATGCGGAATGATACACCGGTCTCGTCCAAGAATGCCTCCTGGAATACGCTGGCAGTAGGAACTGGGAGCTTTGTGTTGGAATCGTAAGTCTGACCCTTGTAGTTAGCAACAAGCTCGCGAGCGTCTTGTGCCTTCTTCAGTTCGTCAAACTTAGCCTTACCAATCCAGAAGATCAAGATAGTATTGCCATCATTCGATGCTCGCTCGATACATTCCTTCAAGTCTGCAACTGTAACACCATTATCAACGTTGCTGATGCCGAGCTGATTTTCTGGCAAGTACTGATACTTGATACGGAGCAACTCCTTTGGATTATCGTCGTCACGAACAGCTACGTAGCCGTTAGAAAGACCATACAGAAGGGCGTACTCATTACGCTCATCAACACCGACATTACAAGCTACCGGGTCCTGCGCCAACTTACGGCGAATCTCTGCTGTCTGACCGCCCTGTGCTTCCATGAGTCTGAGAGCGAGGATATCTGACTCCTTCAAGAATTTCTTCATACCAACTTTTGGCAGTTTGCCGTTGGCGGTTGAAATCTTGTCACGAGACTTCAAAGGAACCGGAGAATCCACTGCTACGTAGTCAGCAGCTACGTAAGAGGTATCAACTGTATCGGCTTCCCATTTGTTGTCTGTAGAATAAACGCGGCGGAGAATGGATGTATCTTTGTGGAGATACGTCATCTCGTTCTTGCGCTTACCGTTAATCTTCTCAATCAATGTCTTCAGGATTGGGAAGAAACTCAAGATATACTTAAGAAATAAAGAACTCTGTTGCATAAATCACCTCCTTAACCGATTGCATCGTGTCCCCACTGAAGAGTAGGAACGGCTGTTTTCAAAGCTGCCTTGATCGTATCGACAGGATAAGGGACAGCCTTATCATTAGCCTCACCTGCCGTCATAACACCTACATGAGGGGTATCTGCAGGAGCAGTTGTCATGCAGACACCTACATACTCGTGATTTTCCGGCAATGAAGCATAAGCCTCACCTGTTACCGGCATAGGCTTGTACTCGCCAGACTTGGTATCACGAATGATAATGTGTCCACACTGGATGAACTCTCCAGAGAAACCTGTCATGTCAAGAATGACACCACCCATGATGCCATTCACGTAATTTCTGATGATTACAGACTCCTTGCCTGAATCAAACGTTTCTGTCTTGCTTACGCCATACATAACTTTTAAAATTTAAAGATTACATTGTTTCGGCAAGCTCATCAATCTCATTGTCCTTGATAACCTCAACCTCATCCTTCTTAGGCTTTCTCTGAGCCGCAGGAGCACCAAGTTTTCCGAGACCTTCGTTAGCACGCTCTTGATCGATAGCTGCCAAGTCCTCCACAACACTGTCGTAGAAATCATCGAACTCAGATTCGTTCTCGAACTTCATCTTGTCGAAATTCTTCAAGACAGTCTTTCCGAACGTACCTTTGTCCTTAAGGAGTGCCTTCAGCTTAGAACGGCGGCCATCATTCTCACGCTCTGACTTCAAACCGAGGATTTCGGTCTGCAAGGCTTTGTTCTGAGTAATGAGTGCCTGCGCCCATGCTGGGACCTGCTCATCTTTCTCTTTCTTCTGTTTGCGGATTGGTTTCTTGTTGCCGGCAGGGTCATCATCATCGTCATCGACCTCGTCGTCATCCAAGTCTTGACTATCCTTAAAACTCTGGATAGTACGCTGCGCAGTCTTTTGCGCAATCTTAAGATAAGGAAGAACCGCATTAACCTGCTTTTCAATCTCTGCGTTTACATCCTCGTCTGAGGCTTCTTCATCGAGTTCTAAGTTATTGGCAACATCGGCAGCAATACCCTCTAACTCCTCTCTACTGAACCCCAACGCCTTTGATTTGGGTTTCAGAATAACTAAAACTTGCTTCGTTCTTTTTTTCATTCTAACTAAATATTTAATTGAACAATAAAATTCAAGAAATATCCCAGTACGAAGCGATAGCAATAAGTAATGCTGCAAAATTATAAAAAAAGTATTTAATCACCAAATATATTGCAAGGAAATATACTTAATGATTAAATACTTTATGGTTACATATAAATATTAATCTGGATAATTGAGCTTATCCGGTCCAGCTGTGGATAGATATGCGGAGAACATACCACATAGCTCTTTTGCTCCGTTTAGGTCGTTCAGCTTGTAATTACCGCATTCTACTTCCGAAGCACCCGGAATCGTCTTTGATAGAGAACAGGTCTTGAAGGCATCAACTATCATTTCCTTTATGAGCTTTGAAGTCCACGTACCTTTAAGGACAAGGTAGAAACCTGTAAGACACCCCCATCGGACCAAAATACAGAACTGAATTGCTAAGAGGGCTATCATTGCGTAAGTAGTCCGCCATCAAATGCTCTATTGTGTGCGCGACAGCAGGTGACATCATATCTTTGTTTGGCTTGCACACGCGAATATCGAATGTGGTAGCAGTCTCCATGCCCCATTTATCTACTCTCGAAACATAAAGACCTGGCTCTAGTTTCGTATGATCAACTTTAAAACTTGGTATCATTCTCTAATAATTTACAAACAACACTAAATGCCTTTTCGGCAAGACTATCCCAAAAACCTGCATACTGCTCGGTCTGGTTCGGCTCCAGGGGATTATCGCTAATAACTCGAATGGACGTAAAACCAATACCCTTCTTGTAGCATACCTGCGCGAGGGCAGCAGACTCCATGTCAATAGCACATACGTTATAAGAATTAGGAAGAAACTCCTTAATTGCCAATACCTGCTCTCTCGTAGTGACAAACTTATCTCCCGTAGCTATGGTTCCTAATCTGAATCTTTCATCCATATCAATCCAGGAGAAATCAGAAGGAAAGACTGCCGGCATACCTTGAACTTGTCCATTGGCATTCGGCTCTCCGCAATATACATCGTGGTAACAGTACGAATTACCTATTACGACATTACCAGGTTTCAATCCTGCAACAGCAGCACCGGCGCATCCTACCGAGATAACTCTTGTAACTTTGCTGGACGTATTCGACGAAAGAAATTCTGTCAAGCAAGATGCCGCATTAACCTTGCCAATACCAGACTTGATTAAAGCTATGTTTTGAACATTTTTGTAGTCAAGCCAATTCTTTGCAATCCATTCGCTGATAAGGTCGTATTCCTTATCCATAGCGGTAACTATGACAATCATAGCGCACCTCCTTTCGTTAGCTTAAGCTTCTTGCAACGGTTGTAAATAGCGTTCTCGTCCACGCCAATCTTGGTAGCAATGGCTTTTACCGGGTACTTACCATACATTCTGCGAATGATGAAATCCTCGTCAGCAGTAAACACGTGGCTCTTGCTGATACCCATTTCCTTCATCTTTCGATGGATGGCCCAATAATTACGATTGAGCTGCTTTGCAATCTCCGCTGTCGTCATCACCAAAGCGTTAACCTTGATGAACTCAATCTCTTCTGCACTAAAATGTTTTCCTCTACTCATTATTTAATATTTGGGTTCGTTAAGCCGCCCAAGGCTTTCTTTCTCTTTCTGTTATATCTTCTGTTTGCAGCAATCCTTTCAGCGTTCTCTTTACGATAGACTTCCATTCTTGCTAATAAATGTTCCTTATGCTCCTGGTAGTACCTTTTATGGTATTCCCGGATATCTTCCTCACTTCTCGCCATGAACCTTGTCTTTTATAAGTTCGTACAGTGATGGGCTGAGTGTGCTCCATTGGTCATTCTCGTCTTTCACGAGATAGAATCCATCAGGGACATAGAACTCTCGATTTTTCAACCTAACTATCAACGTCTGCTTCGTGCGGTCTCCGCTGATAGTCTTTACTAACTCTGAAACGTCCGGGCATTCCCATAATTCTTGAATGCTCTCGGAAGATACTTTAATTGCAATCATATCACTTGAACTTAATAATGAAAAACTCATGGTCCAACCACCTGCCTGGGCAAAGACCTTTCTTCGGCTTGCCGATGGTAATACTCTCAATCTTCTTCTCTACCTTTGGGCTATCGTCATAGTAGCCGTTCTTGAAGAGAACGTGAGTGAATGGTACGAACTTCATTGTACCATTATTCAGTTTCTCCTTGATAGTATTGGTGTCTATAAGCATCTCAAATGTCTTACCGATATGAAGCTTATCGTACTTATCGAAATCTTTGAATTCCTCATCCTTGATAAGGAGAAGGCGACTCATCCAAAAGTCTTTAATTACCCGATACTCTTCATTCTTTTCGCCCGACACTATCATATCGAACCATTCCTTGCTGACTGCGAGGGTAAGAACCTTCTTCTTTGCTTCTGATAAATACTTATCCATTACTTTAGTTAATCTTTCCATAAGCTAACTTATTTTCCCTCTGTTTTTACTACAAAGAAATCGTCACCAATGTCTTTTCTTCTATTCAACTCTTTGCAAAGTACAGATGTATCAGCAAGGTTGATATGCTGGTTTACATACTCCTCCTTATCTGTGAAGGTAAGGAGTGTTTCATCTAGGTTACTTACTTCCTCTATATTCTCCACACTTTCCGAAAGAGATTTGATTTCTCCATGGATAAAGTCATACACATTTTTATCGATAACTTTCTGTCTTGTCAGAGTTTCGACTGCTGTTTGAATCTTTAAGATTGATTTTTGCATTTCTTGTTTCATGATCATATTTTTTTAGTTTATTTGAACTACCTAATATATCTCTAATATCGAAAGGATTTTTACCAGCCAACCTAGCAAGGCAATTCATTAGCTTACGAGAATATCTTGCAGAAATCTTTTCTGCCTTTACAATACGATGATCAACTCTGCCATGACCGCCACCTTTAGTGGCATAATACAAAGCCCATCTAGGCTCCCAGTATTGCTTAATCTTTGGGAGCTTTTTCACTACGTCCAATCCATCCAATATCATCCCTATATAGCTAGGACTTCCGTAGCAACTCTTCATTATCTTCTTGGCTTGTCTAATCTTCATACGCTACTTCTTTTTTTTACAAGGGGCAGCTCTCTGCGTGAATAACATAAACTCCGTGTTTCGTGTCCACAAGCAGATAGTCGTGCCCTTTCTTGGTGAATATTTTTATATTAAACTCTTCTTTTTCGTGTGGAGTTCCTAAGCTGAAAGAAATCCTAAAACCAATTACCCCTATTATGAAAATCAAAAAGAGCCAACCGTATGACTTGGCTAAGTCTAAAATCTTACTCTTCATACGTTAGTCCTCCTTATCGAATTTGTTGCCAACAACATAAACTTCAAATAAATTAACAAACGGATCGTAATTGTCAACTTTATCTAAACTCTTGAAGGCAAACGTTCCTTCTCCTTCAATATAAACTACCTCATAGAGATTGTCTATACACAAAAGGTCATAACTGTCATGCACTATATCACCTTCCCAAATCTCACCTCCCTCACTATCTTTCAACCCTGTGAACTGGCAGACGGTAGAAGGGTCAACCTGATAAGTGAGATTTCTGTTTAACTTGCTTTCTTTCTGACGATTCTCAATGATGTATGTATTACCATTCTCCTCGTAGAAATATCCGCAAACCCATCCTTTACCATCAAGACGTTTAGCCTTGAATTTGATACTTTCTATCTTCATATCTATTTTGCTTTAACATTATACACTCCATCAATGACCTCCACCTCGTAGCAATCGGGACAATAATGCTTACCATCTATCATTTCCCAATCAGAGTAGTCACCAATATCAACTTCTTTGTTACTGAATAGTGCAGAGCAAGTATCTGTACCGCCAAATACTCCTCCGCATCTATCGCAAACAATCTGATACATTGTAATCGGTCTATACATAAGCTACTTCTTTTTCAAATATTTACCAATTAAATAACCGATAACTCCACCCATAAAAGCTATAAACAGAACAGCTAGGGTAAGTATAACATAAAATCCAAACATAACTATTCTTCTTTAAGTTCTACTGGCTCATCACTCCAAGACAAGTCTTTTCCGATGAGCTTCTTGATACTTCCATGAGGTATAAGAACACAACCACCGATACCAGAATATGTAGGATTCCAATATCCATATTCTCCAGCTCCACTTCTGTATGGTTTCTTTTCAAAAAGAAATTCCTTACCATTTCCATTAGTTGCTACCCATGCCATAACTTATTCCTCCTCCACTTTTACGCCAAAAGGAACGAGGTCAGCAAATGCAAACTTATCAAAAGCATCTTTAAATGAATACTGTATTGAAGTATATACTGATACATATTCTAAACATCGGATAAGATGCATAACTCCATCCCTTCTACCAACTACCCACCCAAAAGGCTGGTGCTTGAGCATTTCTGCCCAGCATTCTTTTGCATTTTCGAATGGGCGGTACTTTGGCTCTGGCTTAATTCGGTACTCTGTATTATTCCAAAACTCAATCTCTGTCATTTCCGTCCAATCATTCGGAATGTCTGAGCCTTTTACGGCACTCGGTTTTGTCCTACACTCAATTGCCTCTCCTTTTGCAAAAGCTTGCAAGAAAAGACAAAATTCTTTTGCTTGTTTTCTGTCCATAATCAATCCTCCAACTCTATGTTATTTTCTGCTGCGAAACTATCTTCTGCCTCTTCACAAAACTGACCTTCGCAAAGTGATTCTGGGAGTACTCTGCTAGTATAATACTCTCGGCAGCATAACTCACAGATATCATTTCCATAATTATTTCTCAACTCTTCTCTAGTCATTACTCATCCTCCTCTCTGACTAAATAATCATACATAGGTTTACGGTTTCTGAGATATTCTTTACGTATCTTTTCTGCCTCTTCCTCTGTATCGCAAATTGCAATAACTCCATCGGGATATGTATCCCAATATCTAACTACCTTAAATTTTGTCATAATCAATCCTCCAATAGTTTAAACTCAGCAATAGAATGATAAAAATCACCATTTCCATATACGTTACAACTATATAATTTTCCATTAACTGAAACCTCAAAATAGTTGCCATCATCATGTGTAATCTCTATCTCATCTGGCAGGATATTTTCCTTGAAGTACTCAGCTGATTGGATATTATCCATAGACTCCTCAGTTTCAAAGGTTACACACTCTTCATTAATTATATCTTCTATATTCATACTTATCCCTCCAACTTATCAATAGGTTTCCAATGAGTGATACGAGCCATTCTCCCTTCCCATAAGATGATGAAGTCATTACCATCTTTTGGGACGGTAGTACATTCCACTCTTCTGTTTTTGAAAACATTATCAGGAGCCATCTTGCTTGTTACAAAGACTTCTTCTCCGTAAGGTGGCAACCCATCCTCAACAGATACCCAGTCTGACTTGGAGAGTTCTTCCAAAGCTTCTTTCAAACAACAAATGCAATTATTCAAATATGTCTGTCTATTTTCATATTTGCGTAAAATTGCTAAATGTTTTGCTTGTTCTATCAGCTCTTTAACTTTCTTCTTATCCATAGTTGTCACAAATTAAAATATTCACGTATCTGCTCACCTGTCATGCGATATACCTCAGATATTCGGCAGTCTCTAATTGGGCTATCAAATGCACTGATATGTTCATCATTACAACTACCATCAGCAACACGCTCTACGGCTTCTTCTGAACCTGTTGCAAAGCCAACGCTTAAAAGTTCCTTTTCCTCGTTACTAAGCCCTTTTCCTTCCAAAGCAATATTTAGAGCGATTTGCAACTCGTCATGAGCCTTATCTGAATAGCCTATAGCCTTATCAATATGACTATTGATTGATTTCTCTTTCTTATCCATAGTTCTATATTGTTTCTTGTTTAATCACTTCATCAAACCTTGCCTCCATCTGTTGAATGATATTATCTATTGTCTTGCCTTGATAGTCAGCAGCAATCTCTTTGAGGACTGCTATCTGGCTTGCTAATCTGAATCTGTCTGTCATATTCTTCTTTTAAATTATTGAATACAAAAAGCGGCAACCCAACTTGTGGATTACCGCTTATAAAGTGGTCGTTAGACCTATGTTTTAAAATTTGCTGATATAGCCTACTCTAATAAAGGAGAGTCATTTCCTGGAGATAGTTTTCTGAATTTGTGGGCAGCATTATGCTTGTTAAGAGAAATCAGTTGCTCTTTTGCCATTTTGTGTAGAGCAACAAAACGCTCTCTCGGAGACTTACCTTCTTTTATCATTTCAGAATTGTATGCTTCCATTCCAGCTAATACTATAAGTTGGTTAATAGAGGCATAATCTCTCACATTCAATCCCTTTTTAGCCGCATTAGGATTAACTTTAGCCCAATCTTTAGCTGTATAACCGAACAAAGCAAGATTTAACATATCGGCTTCACTAGCATAAATATTACTAATATTCTTTTTTGTTTGCTCTATTGTAAGCTTAGGAATAACATAATCTTTTATGGTATCTGTCTGTACTGCATAATTCACCTTTGTTAGAAGCCTCTTTACGTCCCAATGCTCCAAAAGTGGATTTGATTCAACTTCCTTTAATCTTTGATAATCTTTTATCAAAAACAACTTAAACATAGGACTTATTGCTGCTCCAAATTCGAAAGCTATATCTTTATGAGCATACGTTCCCCCATATCTTCCAGACTTAGAATAAATGCCAATAGCGTTGGTTTCTTCTACCCAATTATTTACGCTCATTGTAAATGTCGGTAAACCAGCACTTTTTCTAAAGTGGTCAAATTCGACCACTTTAAAATTTGGGTTATAAACGGTCTCCCAAGCTCCTAAGAACTCGATGGTTGACCTGTTTCTTATCCAATTCTTAATAATATCAGCAGCCCTATTGTCTTTATTAGAGGACTTGACCATATCTGTTAAGCAGATATAGTCATTATCATTTTCTCCAAGAAGCACAGAGATTTCTGTACCTTGAACTGTAATTTTCTTATTCTTTGCCATATCATTTATATTTTAAAACGCTGCAAAGATACAGAAAATATTTGTAATCTCCAAATTTATTTGCGGTAATCCACTAAGTCAAAGAACGCTTTTCTTCTTTTTACCCTCTCCCTGTTACCAAGGAGAGGGTGGTTAGTTACTCATTAACTTCAACGAACTTTCCGTTTTTAAGTTGATACCAAGTATCAGCCTTGATATTCTCTCCATCAACATACTCAGTCTTAACACATACTGGAACATCACGTTTCTTTTCATCGCTCCATTTCCATTCTGCCAGCGTTATCCATGAGCCTATTTTTGCTTTGGCTTTGGAATTGTTTCCTGCACACATGATAACGGAATCTTCTCCAGTGCTATCAATCTTAGCAGAGTCGCCCGATGAGCCAATCTGAGCAGAGTAGCCCGATGAGCCAATCTTAGCAGAGTAGCCCGATGAGCCAATCTGAGCAGAGTCGCCCGATGAGCCAATCTTAGCATAGTCGCCCGATGAGCCAATCTTAGCAGAGTAGCCCGATGAGCCAATCTTAGCAGAGTCGCCCGATGAGCCAATCTTAGCAGAGTAGCCCGATGAGCCAATCTTAGCAGAGTAGCCCGATGAGCCAATCTGTTTTCTTCGGTCTCCGTTGTCGTTCAACTCACCATATGTCTTAACTTTAGATGGTGATGTAATATCTTTCAGCCACTCGACACCGATATTAATGATGTCAGCAAACTTCAATTCAGCCTTAATCTTAATGTGCGAAGAGCATACCTTTGTCGAATTTTCTTCTTTCTCAATCTTACCAGACTGTTCTACCTCTGCATAGCGAGAGTTAAGCATATCGTAGTAGTCCCACACTTCAATCGGAGACTCGCAAGCATGGAAGCCTCGCTTACAACACTTGATTTCTCCTTCCATTTCATACTCTTTTCCTACTTCGTACTGAAATCCACGGCATTTCATATTCTTGTCGAATCCCTTGTAGGATATTATCTTATTTTCTTTCATTATTACTTACCTTTTTATTTGTTAATCGTTTGCACCAAAGTCCATTAGAGGGTCTATCTCGTAAAGATGTTCTTCTGCATCATATTTTCTTTCTAGCATATTTATCGTGTTAGCTAGATGAGTATCTGACATATCCTTAATCGGTATTTCTCTACCATCTTTTGCTTTCCACATGATTTGAGCGGAGTTTCTCTGTCTGATCCATTGCTCTAGTTTCAAATCATTCATATCAGCTATTTTCATAACTAAACCAATTTTTGCATTAAACAATACTGATAATAGCTCTGGCTGCAATCAGCGTATTTTGATATTTTTGGTAACTCCCCATCATAAGGAGTGACTTTCAAGCCATCAATGAAATCAGCATTTTCAGTTGATACCTCGGTATCATGCTCATTCACAAACACCTTTTGCGCTGTCGTAGAATGGCTTTCTGCTCTAAGCTTACCGAGTGACCGCCAAACTTGTTTACGATGGATGAACAATCCATGCAAAGGAATAGTTCTTACTTCTACTTTTGTACCCATATCTATCTTTCAATTAAGTTAGCTTTCAACTCTCTCAACTGATTCAAAGCATCATCGAGAGCGTTATGATTATTATTCTCAAAGGTCTTCCACTCTTTAATGAACTCCTTTGCGGTTCTGATGTCTCTAGGTTGCCAAAACTTCCAGGGAGCTTCCATATTAAGATACTCGCATATGTCTTTAATGCAAAATAGGTCCATTGCCCCTTTAGTCCACACTATAGTTTCTTCTGTATTGTATCTATTAAAGATTTGATATAGCTTATCTACTAAAAATTTGTAGCTATGGACAATATGAGTAGGCTTGTTACTTTCTGGACAGTTCTTTTGCTGAATCCACCAGAGTAAAGTTTCTCCAGTGAATGTTCTTTCACAAGTATTCCAAGTTTTAGGTTCTGTTTGTATCAGATACCGATCTAATACATCGAAATTTTCATCTGCTGGTACTATGCCAATTTGAGTAATAGCAGCATCATTTCTTCTACCTAATGTTTCTATGTCTATTACAATATGTTTTGCCATTTTCATAATCTAACCATTTAAAGATGATAATAACTATTTGATACCCTTGCGCCCAAATCGAAGCAGCCCACGGCATCCGGCTTTAAGAAGCGTTTCTCTAACTTCTCCAAAGCCTCTTTATACTTCTGCTCCATGTGCTTGCAATGAAGTTTCTGAGCTAATTTAAGTTGCTCGACAACACCCTTGCGAGCAACTCTATATTGTTTATCGGACATCATAGCCTTACCCTTTTACATAGTTGATTACATGCTCCTGTGCTTGCTCATGCAAGTTGTCAAAAGCGTCTTCTATAACTTTGGCTGTCTGATTTCCATTAAGGTTCTCCAGCATTTCGCCAACCACTTCTTCAATCGAGCCTAGTGGTAATGAGCAGAACTTATCAACTAAGAAGTTCTTCTGCTCGCTGATGGTCATATCATCAAACAACTCCGATAAATCTACTTCAACTGTATAATTTGACATAATCTTAATCGAAAATATGATGGTTCAACTTTCTTTTTCTGAGGTTTCTCTTAATCACTTCCATATCCTTGTGGTCGTTAGTGTGGTCCGCAAGAAGCTTGATGATTTCATAGATGTCATTTGCGTTATCCTCCAGGTTGGCGCAAATGCTCTCGTCACCGAAGAAACTCTTATTAAAGGGTTTCAGATGGAAGTAGTACTTTTTGGCTGCATCCTGCATCTGAGTGTAGTGCATCTTCTGCTCTTGCTTGTACTGAACGCTTAACAGCCTAAACATGCCCTGTTCATCTTTGATGAGCTGATCCAATACATCTGTTACCATTGCAATCAAGCAGCCATTGACCTGCAGGCGTTGAATAATCTTTTCCTGCTTCAAGCCAGATGTTACACCAAGCTCTGAGAGTGTAACCTTCAAATCGTTTACTGTAACTTTCTCTTTTCCCATTGCCTTACTTTTTAATTATCAAACCATAAACCTGTATATCTCCATTCCCATTGATGGCAAGTGTCATTAGGCTTCTTACCTTCACTATAGCATATATCGGAAGATATGCAATTACTACATATATGCTTCATAATCATGGAAGTTTTGATATCATATAATCTAACTCCTTATCTGTAATATCCAGATTGTTCTTACGCTTGAACTTGATGATAGCATCAATTCCGACCTCGCCTTCAACCAACTGGTAGATGGCATCCTCATCAAATCCCTTGTCTAGAACCTTGATAAGCTCCATTCCCAAATCATGGATTTTCTGCTGAAACTCCTTTTTGAGGTCTGCGTTAATTCGCTCTAAAGCTTCTGCTTTCTGACTAAATCCGCATCCTCCCTCAATGGCGAAGTCGTTATTGATGTTCTGACACATCTGGTCAATGTCCTTGCTACCGAAGAACTGAGCGAAATAGGTATCGCCCTTCAAGGACTGTAGAATATCGATTTCTTCTTGCTTTGTCATAACTAATCCTCCTTATCTAACTTATCGTACTCCTTACGTAGCTCTGCAATTTTATTTGCAAAGAAAACCATTGTCTCTTTCAAAAGCGAAAGCATGTCTTTATGATTGAGAATGTCGCCAACCGCAGTGTAGTACTTAAGGTTTTCGTTTGTTTCCAGAAGATCAAAGCTGCCGAAGCTTGCTACATTGGTATTAAATGACTCTTCCTGGAAGTTACCTACCTTTGCTTGGTAGCGAATAACCATCATGTCTCTTCCTACTCCTTTCAAATTCAAATGCGCGATAAGTGACTTGTAGCCTACGTCAACACCCTCTACCTCCCAATCAGGACAAACAGAAATAATGTCTCTGATTTTCTTTGTGGCTGACTCGAACGCATTCTTAATGTTATTTCTAACCTCTTCCTTCTTTGTCTCGACTGAATTATTCATAATCTTTATAATTTTAATTGGTTCAACTTGTAAGGTAGGCTCTGAATAGTCAAAAGTACTACCTTTTATCTATATGCAAAGGTACGAAAATTTTCTGATATATGCAAATTTACCAACGATTATTTTAGTTAAAAATACTAAAACCATTAAATATATGCGAATATATCCGTAATTTTGCCAAATCAAAACTTCGAAGATTATGATAGATTTTAATGAACTTTTTAAAAGAAATGACGTTGGCAGCATCATAGGAGAGCTGAAACAACGCGTGTTGGATATTCCACTTTGGAGTACCCTGTTATCTGAGTATGAGCCTATGCTACATGAAATCGTAAACGACCACGTTGGCAGACAGGACAGAACTCTTGATGACGGAATTGTAGAAAAGGCAGCTAGATTGCCTGTCGGATTGGAGAAGCTTCTTACACGAAGAATCTCTGAATTTACAATGGCTATACCGGTCAAGCGTGTATATACGTATGATCAGGCTGACGAGGAACTGAAGACGATTGTGCGTGCAATCGAGAAAATCTACACCTGTGCACACATTGATGCCGTGAACATGCACAGAGCAAAGTGCTATTACGCCTCTTGCCAGATGTTCACACTTTGGTACACGCAGAATAAGCCTAACAAGCTCTACGGCTTCGACAGTCAGTACAAACTGAAATGTAAGACATTCTCTCCAATGGACGGAGTTGACATCTATCCTTACTTTGATGAGTATGATGACTTGCTTGCTCTGTCATTCGAGTATAAGCGTAAGGTTACTGACACAGAGCACACCTTCTTCGAGACCTATACTGCTGACCATCATTACAAGTGGGACCTGTCTTCAGACGATGAAGAGTCCGGATGGAATTTGGTGGATGATAATGAGATTTCTATCGACAAGATTCCAGCCGTGTTCTGGTACCGGCACAAGCCATGCTGGGAAGGATTGAAACCTATCCGTGAGAATATCGAGTACACCATTTCCCGAAACAGCGATGTTGTGGCATACAATTCCGCTCCTGTCTTGAAGATAGCAGGTGCCATCGTTGGAATGGAGCGAAAGGGAGAGAGCAAGAGGGTGTATAGAGTCAGCGAAGACGGCGATGTTAGCTACGTGTCTTGGCAGCAGGCTATCGAGGCTCTTAAGTATCACGTTGACACTCTCGTCAAGCTTTTCTTCATGCAGTCTCAGATGCCGGACATCAGTTTCGAGAATATGAAGAGCCTTGGCAATATCGGCTACGATTCAAGAAAGACACTCCTCATGGATGCTCATCTTAAGATAGGAGAGGAGACTGGTGCCTGGATTGAAGGCTTCGAGAGAGAGGCCAACGTCATAAAGGCGTTCCTTTCCAAGATGAACACGAAGTGGGCAGCTAGAATGGATGAGATTACTGTAGAGCACATTATCACTCCATTCATCCAGGAGGATGAGAATACCCAGATTGACAAATGGCTTAAGGCTAACGGCAATAAGCCTCTCGTCAGCCAGAAGGAATCTATCCAGCGTGCCGGTCTTTCCGATGATCCTGACAAGACTTTCAACGAGATTCAAGGAGAAGAGGAAGTAGAGGCCACAAGAACAGCAGCTTCTATGCCTAACTTATTCTCGGAGGAATAGCTATGAGAAAGAAGAAGGAAGATAAAGTACAGCACTTCTGCCGCGAATGTGCTCATGCTACTGATTTTCATAGTATGAACCTTAAAGGTCAGCCTATCCTAGCCAAATGCCCATATCAAGAATGGAGCGTTCTTCTCAACTGGGATTGCTGCAAACACTTTAAAATGAAATTGTATGAAAAAGCCAAAACTGCCTAATCAGAAAAAGGCATATAAAGACCTTGGCAAGAGACTGAACGCTTATACCCGGAAAATCATTTCCATCTATGAGACTCTTGCCAAGGAGTCCGCTAAAATCGCCACCTCCACCGACTTCGATGGGGATGGCGAGTTCTCTTTTGATGATTACCCTAGAACAGAAAAGAAGGTGAACGCCTTACTGGATTACTATTCAAACAATATGCAGGCATTGGTCTATAATGGCATATCGGACGAATGGAAGAATAGTAACACCCTGCAGGATCTACTTGCCAAAAGGGTAATCGGCACCTTTACTAGGAAGATAGCGGACGCAAAGCAGAAAGCTTACTTTGAGCACAACAACGCGGCAAAGAAGGCTTTCATAGAGAGAAAGATTAAAGGTCTCGGTCTTTCAGAAAGAATATGGAACCAGAGAGCTGATGTAAAGGAGGCTCTGGAGAAATCTCTGTCTGTCGGCATAGAGAAGGGTATGAGTGCTGTTAAACTAAGCAAGAAGGTCAGCAAGTACCTTAATGATTATCCGTCACTTGCCAAAGCCTATAAGAAGAAATACGGCAAAGCCATAACCATTCAGAACTGCGAGTACAGAAGCGTGCGTCTGGCACGTAACGAGATAAACATGGCCTACCGTTCTGCCGAGCAGGAAAGATGGGCTAGGATGGACTATATTAAAGGCAAGGAAATAAAGACAACCAACAATCCTAGCCATAAGCACGATATGTGTGATTTGCTTGCAGGTGTCTATCCGAGTTATTTTCCTTGGGTTGGTTGGCACGTGAATTGTATGTGCTATGCCATCCCGGTAATTATGAGTGAAAAGGAGTATTGGAGTGGTAAACAGCCAAACAATACTATGCCTAAGAACTTCACAAATTGGGTGAATGACAATAAAGACAAAGTAAAGCAGTCTTCCTATATCACCCAATATGCTCGTTCAGAAAGACCTCAAAGACAAATAAGAATAGCAACTCAGAACTCGCCTGAAGTTAGGGCTAGACTTCGCGAACTTATAAATGAAACTCTTCAAGAGAAATTTAGAGAGGTAGAGCTACCAGACGGTCAAACGGCTAGAAGACTTTATCTCAATAATAATAATGAGGAATTTGTGGTAGGACGAAATTTCTTTTCTGAAACGATGGCAAAGAATATTAGAAATAGAAGACTTAGCGAAACAATACAAGTTGCAGCCGATGTAAACGAATGGTTTCCTACAGCAACATTTGACAGGATTGAGGAAGGTAACCATCATGATTTTCAGTTCAAAGTATTCCATGCTACTTATCAAGGAAAACGAATAGAATGTAAGGCTAAACTTACAAGTGAAAATATCCTTTATACTATGAGATTACTAAACTAAAAAGCAAGGGATTGGAAACCCTCCCGAAGTCTGCATCCGAAGACCGACGTGTGAGAGGTCTATCCAATCCCTATTTATCTTTCTCCTTTACCGCTGCAAAGGTAATATTTTATTTTGGAAAATCCAAATCTTTTTCCGAATTTTAATTGGTTCAAGCCCTCGCTGGTGCATTTAATGTCTTGTAAGCCTCGAAAGCCAACGTGCTCACGTGCTCACTGATGGTGGTGGAGATTGTCATAATGTCTCCCATAAGGAGCATCGTCTCTCCCTTTCCGACCTCCGTGATGAGACTCAAAAGGCAGTTGATTTCATCCTTAAGCGTCTCGGCTTTCTTCATCAGCGGTGTTGGCGGCTCGACCTTGACCTCTTCCTTCTTCTCGCCAGACTGAGAAGCAATACACTTCTCAACAGCCTTCGGCACTTTTGGCTTCGGCAGGTTGCAGATGATGTTCTTCTCCTTCAATGCGAGAAGCCAGCGTCTGCCTCGCTCCGTCCAAAGAGGTCTTCTTGTGTACTTGCCCTTGATGACGTGTGTAGTCACCTCAGTTAGCTGATAGGTGGAGTAGGGACTTGTCAGCATCCACTCATAACCCTGGTTGAACGCAAGGCCAACCCCCTTCAGCTCTTCGTACAACTTCTGTGCGCTGCTCATGCCCAACTCCTTCGCCATCTGCGTAGTGGAATAGACACCCTTTGTCATGTCGCACTTCTGCACTTTCTTGAAGCATTCATCAATTCTCTCCTGGAGATCACCGATGATTCCATTCTGTCTTGTTAACCACTCCTGGTCCTTTTTGACTTCGACCAGCATTTCCTTTGCGAACTCTTTCAAGCTCATGTCTGCGTTTGCTGCCATAAGATTCTGTTTATGCAACCATCGAGCTCATTTTATAAAGAAGGGCAGCCGCTCATTACGCCCTCAGAATCGCCTCTACTAGCGTCCCAGCTTCGGCAGGTCGTAACGTTGCAGTTGCCCTTGTATGTAGTTGGCTCTTAGTCAATTTTACGACCTTCTTTCTATATGCAAAGGTACGAAAAAATCGGCAAATTACCAAATCTTTTAACCTAAATTACGAATTTAATTTGTTGGAAATCAGAGAGTTAGATTTGAGGTAAGCGATAAACTTATCAAGCATTCTTGACGTGCGCTCTCTAATATCCGTTTCTGTAAAATCTGTCAACGTCTGTGACAGCATTCGTAATTCGTGTATCTTAGTTCCAATCCTCTCGCCTGTGGATTTGAACTCACCATTATAATACTTAATCTTGTCAGCAAATCTGTAATCGGATGCCCGAATATTAACTCTTCGCTCCAATACCGATTTGTTTCCCAACATTTCAAGAACCTCGTCACTCGACAATCCACCTTCCTTGACTTGTCTGTTCCTTGGGAAGATGTGCTCAATATCATATACCGCGTCAAGAGGAAGCAATTCCTGGTTATCGAAAGAGAAAGCCCACCACACAATCATCGACTTCGTAATCGCACGAGTGTTTGAGAAACTGAAGTTATTAAATTGCGAACGGAACAACTCCTCTTGGAATAGATAGTTCTCGAAAGTAATCTCTTTGTTCTCTATGATATTCACCATCTCATTGAATACCGGTGCTCGCAAGGCTGTTATTCCTGGGTTGCTGATAGCATATGCCCAAATAAAGCCTATCAAACGATTCAAGAACAAATAGAACTTCTCGTTGTCTAGCATATTCTCAGCATTCTTATAGTGCATGAAATATACTGATACGATATATGTCCATAAACTGTTAGGCGCATAATTCAATACAAACAAGCGCTTTAGTACATCCACGGAAAAACGGTCTTCGTTCTGAGAATATACATCTTTCCAGAAGTCCGCAAGCAAGACTAGATTCTCTAAAGTCTGTTCTCGTCGAAGTAGAACATATCCATCTTTCTCATAGAACTTACGAAGTCCTTCTGTCATAGAACTACGATTCGTCAGCAATGCCCTCTCGTAGTACATATAGCGTGTAAACAACTCATCCAAAGGTGTTCCACGATATGGATGGAATATTTTTGTAACGAGTTCGTCAAGCTCTTTCCATGTAGTGATAAACTCTTCCTTCTTTCCGATGGATGAGTAGAACTTATAGAGCTGTGCCTTGAAGATGTCTGAGTCAGACAATGGCTTACCTCTATCATTAAGCGTCGAGAATATCCTAAGAGCAGTATCTTGCGATTCTGCCTCTATTGGAAGTAGCACACAGTTATTGAGTATGCGAGCTGGATATAATGCAAAGAAAGAAGGATATTCTTCAATGAATTTTCCTATCTTGTCTTGAAAGTATCTGAAGTTGGCAGCATACCGGCTTTTCCCTTCTGATGTTCCTTTCCGGAGTATATCCATAAACTCTTCCTTGTCGTTATCAGTTGCAACCTCCGAATTTATCTTCAAGTCGTTTGGATCATACTCTCCGAACTCATTTGCTCTCCAAATGCACTTTTCTATGTCCTCTCGCATCTTGATTGAACGATTGTCTTTCATGTGCTCCAGGCGATTGTAGAAAGCTCGCAGTAAGAGAAGCAAGGTCGTAAGACGCTGCTGACCGTCAATGATTTCAAGTTTCCCTTCGTCATTACGGAATGTTACTATAGGACCGAGAAAGTAACTCTCTGAAGAATCGAAGCTGTCGCAGTTGTTATTCGGGAATGAAAAGGAAAATAAGTCTTCCCATAAGACCTTACATTCGTCTTCTCCCCAAGCATACGGACGCTGATAATCAGGAATCAAGAACGTAGCTTTTTTATCTTGAAAAAGATACTTTACGTTCTTTTGATCTACTATAAGCTTTGATGACATAGCAATTACATTCTACTTTTCATCAAACTCACCTTTCTCATCAAGATAGCGTACAGCTGCTTTCACGATAAACGAGAATCCTCTGAGTACAAAAGAACCTACCAGGCAAAGCAATGAGTCAATAACGTAGCCAAATGCCTGTACACCACTAATACTTGAACTTTCATATCCATAACCGCCAGAAGTATTCAAGGCGTTTATCCAAGTTATAATTGAAACTATTATGGCTATAAATGAAACAACAGCTAAAATGTTCGAGATAGTTCCAAGATGGTTTCCTACCTGTGGAACAAATTTTCTATTTCCCATATGATGCGCCCGTCATGCCGGTAGCTAAGCTTTAGTTAATAATCCGTCTATCAGATTAATAACGCATCATATGGTACTTTATTGTGTTGAACCAAAAAAAATCAGATTATTTTTTTGAGTGCCTTTGTTCGCCCAGCATTCAGCAGGCGGTACTCATTGAAGTCTTTGTAGTGCTCGACCTTACCGTAAAGCTTCGGATGGTCCATCATCTTATCAATCATTTCATTGGAGAACTCATGATATCCGAACTCATGGTCTCCCTGTACGGAACCCATTCCATGGCTTCTCGACGGCTTGTAATTATAGGTAAAATTAATGCCTCCCTCATAGGAGTATCTAGCAAGGCTATACGACAGGAACTTACCATCCTTTCTTAAGATGTACCCATACGTCTGTGTCAAGCTAATAACGCGATAGCCCAGCTTCTTGATTTCCTCCAGATTATCTTTCATACGCATCATACTGATGTCCTCTGAAAAGCGCACATTTCTTACATTGAACTCACTGTGTGAATTGATGTACAAATCGAGCTTGTCGATATCCCAATCATCCGGGTATATGAATTTTACCAATCTCTGCAGCCCTCTCTTATAGTTAATGAGAACCGCAAGAGTTGACTTTGGATCATAATTTCTCTTAATCTTAACCTTTACTTCCATAGTTATTTCTCCTCGAATTTATAGTTTGGGCAGCTTCTCTTGTTTTCCATCGCAAGTAGTACCGGGAACAGCAGACCGTGCCTGCAACCATTCCCGTGCTCGTCAGCAGCCTCGCAAGAGAAGCAGCCGTAATACTCGTTAATATTTAATGCTGCCATTACTCGTAATCCCTAATGTTCAACAATACCGGGAATCTCGGCACTCCAGCGTCAGAATACCCTTGATGCTGAACAGTCGCCGCCATACCTATCAACTCGTCCTTATCGGCTAAGTATTGAGCTCTGAGTGACCTTGAACCTACCGGGCGGGCACAGAACTCGTACTCTCCACACTTCAGTTTGAATATAGCGGTACCTGCATCATTGCCCTCCGCTTCCAAAACATCGACCACCTTGAACTCTGTCGTGTCGAACGATTTCAGCTTCATAAGGTCATTGCTTCTGCCCTCGGTATAGGTTCCATCTGCATTTCTGATAATGGCACCCTCGTAACCGGTGGAAACGAATATCTTGTGCCATCGCTTGATGTCCTTCTCTGAATGGGCAACGAAAGTCTGCGTAAGGTACACCGGTCCATTTGGATCAATGGAAGCAAACTCCTCCTGCAGAACTTTCCATCTGGCAGAAAAGCTTCCCGGAATCTGTGCATCGTAGATAACCATACGTAGCTTGTCGGTCATAGCAGAACGGCACTTGACGGCAGAACATATCTGCTGGAAGGTCAATTCCTGGTGGTTGTATATCTCCCCATCCAAAGGAAGCATACCGCGGTGTTTCTCTCCCCAAGCCTTAATCTGAGGAACATCATATTCCTTACCACCTCTCGATGTGAGGTGTACCTCGCCACCTTCTCCTTCATGAAGGATGCAGCGAACTCCGTCATACTTAGGTTGGACGAAGCAAGGAAACTTCGTCTGTGACGGATAATATCTTGTTGCTAACATTGGTTTCATAGCCATTTCCCGTATCTTCTATGAATCTCATCGTAAATGTAGGCTCCGCTCGTATGCGAAGCACTGAACATTAAGATGATGTCGTTATCTACCTTAATCTGATTTGTCCTGACAACCTTATCGTTCTTGACGTGGTCGCAATAGACCGTGTTGCAGGAGTGATATAGGCGCATTGTGCGCCCATATCTGTCTGTTCCTATATTCTCTTTGTACATGGCTAGTCCTCCAAATCTACATCAAAAGCAGCTTCAATAACTTCTTTGATGTCCTCTGTGTAACCGCAAATTCCGTTGTACTCCAGCCAATGATCCAGCAACTCCGTGTTAGTCATTTCGGCTACTTCACTCTCACTATACTCTGCCTCTTCTACGAGGTACTTCATCAAATCATTCTTATCCATATTACTTGATTTTATTGATGTCACAAACTAATACATTACCTACTATAACGTCTCTGATACCTGCAATATTCACAAGCATCGTGGCGTTCTCGTTCTGAGGAAGGTCGTAAACCTTGCCTTCCTCATTAACTACCATTACCTGCGACTTGCTGAGTCGGACCAACTCAATGTGCCCACCAACAAATCCTCTCAACTCCTCCAATGAGAAATCCGTTCCGTTGGATGGCTCCACATTCTTCTGGGCGCCATCCGTGAATATTACTGTTGACAACATAGGCTAATCATTCTCTTTGCATTGTTAATAGAATAAGTCTGCGTCTTGCCGTCGATATAGACGTATCTCTGACCGAACATATCCTCAAAAACCTGGATGATGTGCTTCTTGTATTTAAGAAGCTTTGTCTCAAAAATACCGTCCATAGCTAAACCTCCTTTATTGAAATGTTCTTATTAGGGTTGTGGCCTCTGCTTACCGCAATGTCGTAAGCGTCTGTCATGTTCTCATAATCACTCTTGCTCACGTCCTTCTTATGTTCGAACTCAACCTTTTCTAAGGTCTTGTCATCCATACCGTGAAACACTTCCTTGTAGAATGTAACTAACAAAGTACCCATAATCTTTATTCTTAATTGGTTCAACGATTGGTTTGCCTGTTAATCATCAACAGGGTATGCGATTTTAGTCTCGTACAACTTCTTGGTTGCCTCGAACTCCTCTTCTCCCTGGAACAATCCGCAATCTGCACTCTCGAAGCCCCAGTCCTCTGCATCTCCATCAAAGATGCCATATGCTGAAACTCGGAACAATGTAGGTGTAGCTGAAGACACCTTGATTGCCATCTTTTCAGATGCTATTCTCATAAGCTCAGAAATCTCATCAACTGTCATTGCCTCAAAGCGAGCGTAAACTAAATTCTTCATAATCTTTATAATTTTAATTGGTTCAACTTGTAAGATAGCGACCTGGTAAACCAAAAGTACTATCTCTTATCTATATGCAAAGGTACGAAAATTTTCTGATATATGCAAATTTACCAAGGATTATTTTAGTTAAAAATACTAAATTTTAATACGCTGATTTCTAAATAGTTAAGGCGCCTACTCTCACGAGCAAACGCCTAATTAACATAGTAAAAAAAGAAATTACAAGAAACCGCCACGTCTGAGCTGTGCATCGGTAGCATTGTTAAGCCACTCCTCGCACTTCTCTATGATGCCCGTACAAGCGTCCGGTGCATCATCGTGAGCGTTATATCCTTCCTTTCTGTAGGATTTCATATCGTGGGCGAACTCCGGCCACAACTGTTCCCAATTAGAAGGGAAGACTAGTTTATTGTTTACCTCGCTGGAGCGAGTGAAGATTCTAATCTGTTTGTTCTTCGATTGCGTGAACGTTACGAACTGGGTGATTCTGTTTCCGTGTTCCCTTGTTATGCGCTCGACATTGCGGGCATAAGAGCGGCCACCATTGTTACTTTCAACGAAACACACGTCTGTCTGATTGCGCTTAACCATATTGGCTTGCGCTGGTTCCGTGTATTCCATCGGTCGCTTGGTGTATAGAACATCGGTAACATAATAGCCGTCATCGTGTGCATCGAAGCATATAGAGCAAAGGAAGTCGAAACCGGTATCTGCCGAGTCGGTGTAGTTGCCAATCATTCTTGCATACCTTCTGTCCGGCAGCTCATCGTATGTTCTGAAGGCATGGTACATAAGACCTTCCATAGGGGTAGGGTTCTGCATGTACTGTGTCTCGAATACGAACTCGCTGGCGTGCTTGATTTTGTATAGTTCCTCCAGCGTATGCTTCCACGGCCACAAGGCTCGCTCCTTTCCGTCCTCGTCTGTCTGTATTACCGGGAGGGAAACAACCTTCCACTCATTTGGCTCAATCTCTTGAAGGTAACCGCACAAGTCGTGCTCGTGCAACCTCTGCATGACGATGATAATTGGCGTATGACGTGAGTTTACACGGTTACGGATGGTTGTCTCGAAACGTCTGTTGATAGACTCTCTGACGTTATCGGACAAAGCATCGTCCGGTCGTAAAGGGTCATCGATAACTATGGCTCCCGAAAAGTGACCGGGGTTGAACGTAGCCATAAACTTATCCATGTTCTTTATGTCTTCTTCGGTCCAGTCTGGCTGACCTGCACCAAAACCTGTGATCTGACCCAAGGTAGATGTAGCATACTCACCACCACCTGCCGTTGTGCTCCATTTTGATCTTGTGTTATCGTTCTTTCTGATTTTGACATTCGGAAATAGTGTTTGAAAATATGTGGAAGTTATCGTGTCCTTGACTGCCATAGAATTGTCCTGGACGAGACTTCCGGAATAAGATATGTGCAGAAACTTTGAAGCAGGGTTCAGCGCAAGACCATATGCGATAAACATCTGTGAACACAAGAGGGTCTTTCCGTAACGAGGGCTGATGTTGATAATCAGCTTATTCGTCTTTCCCCTTATCACATCCATGAGCGCATCACATATAATCCTGTGATGTTCGCCTACTACATACTCACGTCGAGCAGTATAGGCGAACATCTTAGTAGTGAATTGCAGCAGGGACGATGCCACTAACTGCTTATGAAGAAAACGTTGTTTCTCAAAGTCCATTTATCTTCTGTAATTCTTTAATATCATCCAAGGACAGCTTAGGGAACTTGAAGTCCTCGCCATCCTTGCCGGTTACTTCTTGAATATGCTTATCTGCCAATCCGTTGAGCCTTGCAACAATACTGGAATCAAACTGATGAAGCATGGCGCCATCAATCTGCTGGGCCATCACGACATTCTCAATCTGTGTTATCACCTGCTCAAAGCCTGGTCTCTTAAGATTACCTCTCTTGAAATCCGCCCATTTCTGAACGATGCCACAGAAAGCACAAAATCCGACAAGGGTATAGGCTCTTCTGAAAACCCTTACCTCTTGTCTCATGGAATTTGTGGATTTGCCGCTGCCGCCTGCAATGGAATTGCTACCAGTCTTTTGCTGCCAAGGGTCGTTTTCAACATCATCACAGTAAGCTACAAACTTATCCCACAATTCCTGAGAAGATTTAATCTTGTATGGTCTTCCAACAGGATTGGGGATTCTATGTACGAAAGACTTTACTTTCGGCTGTGATGATTCATCTGTCATGGCTTCTTAACTTTTACTAGTTTACCGCAAGCGGAACAATTATACTCATAATACTCTGAAGGCTTGACCTGGATATTCTCCTCAACGCCCTTCATTTCCTCCTTGAACTTCTGGTCCTTCTGGGCTTCCGTTACGACCTTCTTAGCCGTATGGTTAGTCTCAGCCTTGGAAGGTGCGGCCGCAGGCTTCTGTTCCTTTGGCTTAGCGTTGAGTCCAAGCATACCGGCAATGCTCTCATCGAAAGCAAACTGAATGCTGTTAGGATCACCGAGATAGGAGAGCTCCTTGCGAAGCTTCTTCTCGTTCCAAGTGGCGAACTCGGACGTCTTGTCATCAGCGATTCTATACTGCTTAATCTGCTCGTCAGTCAGATAGTCAACACGGATGCAGGGAACCTTATCCATTCCCAATGCCTTAGCAGCCTTATACACACCGTTACCGGTTACAATCACGTTGTTCTTGTCAACGGAAATAGGCTGAGTGATGCCGAAATCCTTGATAGACTGCATAATTGCCTGTACTGCCGTCTCGTCGGTCTTGTGCGAACCGTCATGAGGCACGATACTGTCAATAGGTAACTCAATTACCTTGTCATTAATCTTAATCTCTTCCATACCTGTTAATCCTCAATTTCTATTGTTTCCATATTTCCGCAATATGGGCAAACGACCTTCATATAATGTGAACCGTCCTCGCGCTCTTTGAGAACGAACAAATCCTTGGCAGGGTCTTCCTCCTCATCCGAAGAAGCTTCCTCGCTTTCGCCAGCCTCTTCATTTGATGGAGCCTCGAAGTTCTCCTCATCAACCTGAGAATAGTCATCCTGGAAGCCACCATACTCTTCTGCCTGCTGATTGATGCTGTCGAGGGAGAAGTTGAGCATCTGATTGATGTCCTCAAAGAAGAATGCCTGCATATCGGTAGGAACCTCCATGTTGCGCAATTCCTCCAAAAGCTGGTCTTCATCAAAGGAAGATTTCTCTGCCAGCTTGTTATCGAGGATGCGGTACTTCTTTGCCATTTCGTCGTCCATATCCGAGTAAACGACAGGAACGAACTCCATGCCCAACTGGTAAGCGGCCACGTATCTTGTGTGACCGGCAATGATTACACCTGCCTTATCAACGAGGATAGGCTTAACGAATCCAAAACGCTTGATACTCTCCTTGGTAGGCTCAACCGCATTCGTGTTGTCACGAGGGTTGTCATAGTAAGGAAAGATTTCACTGAGCTTAACTGACTTTACTTTCATTTCTTATCCTCCTTCTTCTTGGCTGTCTCTCTTGCTACGCGTCTCTCGTCGACAACCTTTTCGATAGCCGCATTATACTTATAATTCTTGAAAATCTTGGCAAAGCCAGTTACATACTTAAGCTTTACAAGCTCTTTCTGCTCCAGACCTACCTTATCGCAAATCTCACGCTCCGACACACCGTCTCTGAGCATGTTGAAAACGATATTAACCATTCCATCAACAGAATGGCTTCCACGGGCACGGTTGTGTCTTACTGTTGATGCCATACGCTGGTCGATGTCCTTGTCTAGGACCACAATCGGCAGCTTTCCGCCACATCGCTCATTGATGTCCGCAAACTTGCGGATAACGAGGTTTCTGTGGAAACCGTCGATGATTACATACTTCTGCAGCTTCTCGTCCCAAATGGTAACGATAGGCATTGTGTAACCGTCTTCCCTCACGGATGTATAGAGAAGACGCATTTCCTTATCTGCCACATGGTTAGGGTTGTAGTTGTTGGCTACAACCATATCCTTGTCAACCCAAAGCACGCAATCTACAGGGTTGACGTTCTCCGGAGATAAGGAACTGATATACTTTCTGAGGTCGTTCAAAAACTGCACCTTATCCTTGGCAGCATCAAACTCCTTCTTGATGTTCTCTTGAAGATTCATATTCCTTATTAGCTTTTTCTATTTTAACATAATTGTCGCTCAAATACTGACGCAAAGAACGCTCTACGCTCTGAATGCGCTTCATTCCGAAATCTTCCGCAATTACGCAGACGGCACTTGTGTAGCCAATCTGATGTATTACATAATCAATGCACTCCTGGCAATGCCCGGCTTTAGCTGCATTTCTCTTCTTGGCAGAACGGTAGCCTTTCTTGATAGTCTCCGCATTCTTCTTGTCTTCACAAAGATTGTCTGCGAGATAATCAACGTATTCATCCCAATCCTTGAAATAAGGTGGCAAATTATAGCAATATGTTGCTACTTCATTGAAGACGTGCACAGACGTATTGACGTTTGCTACTCTTCGTACCAGCTTGTCGTAGAACCATGGATCAACCTCCTTGATGAAACCTAAGTCGTGGATAGCCTGCTCATGAATGAGGGAACTAACTCGGCACGCTCTGAGTGGCTTCTGCGTGAACTGATAGTTGTATAGCTTGCAGTACGGAAGCTTGTTGCTGAAGATGTAATACCATACATCATAAACCTTCCAATCCCAAATAGGGTAGAGCACCAGACTTCTCGGTGTGCCGTCTTTATAATATCCGCCACCACCTCCCCACGTGATACCTGGAAGGCACTCACCTCTAGTAAGACCCGACAAACGTGCCGGCGACTCCTCGATACGGACACCGCCCAAAGTTAGGTAGTCTTTGCCGAAGAGCATTCTGTGTACCTGATCAAGGGTCTTGGAGAAATACTGATTGTGTGGGATTTCCAAATCTCCATAAGAATCTGGTTCCTTCTCACGAATCCATTTTTCTCCCGGCCCCCATACATTGAACCATTCTCCCTTTGAGGCATTCCATTCCTGGAAGTATGACTGAATCCAATACGGCTCAACCCACGGCAAGTGCATGATGTATCGTATATACTCGATAGTCATTGGAGTCTCTGCCTCTTGGTCTAGGAAGAGGACAGGAATCTTTTCAATTCCCATCTCCTTCATAACCTCGTGCGCAAGGTTGAGAACCACGGTAGAGTCCTTTCCTCCCGACATCGTAACGACAATCTTACGCTTACCATAAAACTCCCGAAAGATATATCTGAATCTTTCAAGAGCTGCCTCATAAACGTTTTTGTCACTGTAAAATATCATTTCTTATTTCTATTGTTTAATAATACCTTGTCGCTGGAATTACTGAAATGGGTGTCAAGGTAATCCTTAAGCCTGCCCATCATTTCATTGTTGTTGTGGCCGCGAGCGGCATTGTGCATGATTGTTGCATATCTCAACTTCTCTTCGTCGAAATCAACAAAGCATACAGGAACCATTTCATATCCGATGACGCAGGCGGCGCGGTATCTGTTCTCTCCGTCAACAATCTGCATCGTCGAGCGGTTGACAACGATAGGCTGAGTAAATCCGAAATAGAGCAACGATTTGATGAGAAGGTCGAAGCTGTCTGCATCATGCGTGTTTGGGTTATAGTCATTCGGATAAATGTCATCAACCTTGACGTATTCAATATGCAACGGCTTCACCTGCTCAACCTCGATATTGTCCTTTGCCAATTTCAAGGCTAGATTTTCCTTAGAGTTTTTTGTATTCATCGAGAAATTCCTTGTTTACGATTTCCTTAACCCAATCCTTGCTTGACTTAGCCAAATAAGGATTCTTGAACTCACTCTCCCAATCTACAGACTCTACATCAAACTGGTTGTCGTAGGTCTTGCTGTTTCTAGGAATTCCACCTACGGCGCCTGGATTGTTGAATGTGCTTCTGTATGCACCAAAATGCTGAACCAAACCGGGAACGATAGCGTAAAGGTCGATACCCTTTGCTTGAAGGTATGCCTTAAGGCGCGAATCATCATAACGTGTCTGATCATCCGTCATCTTGTTTGAAGTTTCAACAAAGTCCTTGGCTAGGTCATTTGGATATACGCTAGCCTGCAGCCAGAAATTAGTCTTTGTAGAAATAACGTGCTTGCCCTTTGCGTAACAATCAGTATAGTCACCATTTGTTGGATTGTAGAAACTGATAACGTTGTTTTCGGGAGCAAAAGAGAGAATATGTAAAATCTTGACAAGAATGTTGCGGTCAAATGTAATATCATCGTGGATAACCATACGATGGGTTCCTTCCGCTACCTCTTGTGTCAACGCTTGGGAATAATTGTCCCAAAGACCCTTACCCCGGTCCATAGAGATGCTGACAGGGATTCCATAGGGCTTAGTGCTGGTCTCTATCAACTTCTTAAGGTATTTGCCCTCACGTTCTCGCTTCGGAACATTGAGGATGATAATCTGAGAGAGTTTAATCATATGCGTAATTATTTAGTTACTGTCCATTCTCCACCTCGCTTGGCTACCTTGCTTATGGCTACAGCCAAACGGTTTCTGTTCATATCGCTACCATAGAAAACCTTACCTGCGGCATAGGCTGCTTGGGCAACAAGTCCTTGACCCATGAAGAAGTCTGTGATAGAGCTGAACGGAACATCCTTACAAATCTTGAACACCGCATCCCATTCATCCATTCCCTGGAGTCCCCAGTCTTCTGCCTGCTTGGTGCCTTGGATAATCCAGCACTTGCAATCTGGCTTATGATAATAGGTGTTCTCGTAGATTTTTACATGAGGGAACAACGATTCTACCATAGGAACCAACTGCTTCTTATTTCTGTAGAAGCACTCGACGAATAGTCTGTCCGGATTAATCTGCTCGATGCACCTCTTAATGTGGGCAACGAACTCGTCAAAATTATCAACCGGGCATTGCTTCTCCGCCTTGGTATAATACGCTTTGAGGACACCTTTACTTCCTGCCGGGTCGATGAATACACAATCGGCATTCTTTGAAAACTCTGGAATCCCTAAAGTAATATCGGCAATGGTAATCTTACTACCATTGCCTAAACTGTAAATCTCGCCTTCTGTGATGGGGTATTTGTCAATACTGCCATCATAACGCAAACCTTTCTGTGATGTCATACGCAATTTACTATTAAATAATTGTGATACTCTGATACATTTTCTTCACCAAAAAGACTGCACAAGACCTTCTTTGAATAGAAAAAATGTCTGAACTCCACATCACACTTCTCATAAGTGACCGGATGATATTTTTCCTTGTAGAACATCAAGAACTTGCGAGCCTTGCACTGCGATATTGCCAGAACGGCATAACGGGAAAGATAAGATGGGGAACCGAACAATGCTACGATATTGTCGAAATTCCTGCAATCTAAACTCTTTCCGTCGAAAGGCTCACATACAACCCTATCCTTATAGGCTGGGTATTTGTTAGTGAACTGCTCCAACATTCCTTTACTAGGATCAATTCCTAGATATTCCTTTGGGTCGATTTCTGCAATCTCTGTCAGCAAGCCGGTACCACATCCGATGTCTAGGATTGAACCGCTGAGAGGTGGGAGCATTTGCCCCACCTCACGGTTCTCAACGAGACTCATTTCATCACGAAACAAAGTGTCGTACTTACTTGCTATTTTATCATACTGGGAATAATTCATTTTCTACTGTTGCCTGTTGCCAGGTGATTTTTTTACTTGAAATGGTTACGAAATTCTTGTGATTGTATATGTTACAATTCGGGAACATCGATTTCAACTGCATTCTGTCATAGGTGAAATGGTGCATTTCCTCGAACTCTGCAGGGGTGTAGTCATCCTTGTAGAACATAAGGCAATAATCCAAACCACTCTCGCCCAGTTTGCGGAGATACTGAGGCATGAAGTATGAAGCGGTACCGAAAAGAGCAACCACAACGCTGTCTGCCGACATCCATTTCTTTATCGCCTCCTCAAAAGAAATAGTAGAACATCTTCGGAAAAAACCAGAGGTCTTCTCCCTGAACTGCTTGATTGCTTTCTTGCTAGGATCAACTCCATAATACATTTCCGGCTTTATCTTGGTGAAAGCGACGAAGTCTCCGTTTCCGATGCCTGCCTCGAAAAATCTTCTGTCCTTGAACGTGAACATGATAGATTTTGCCATCACGTCCATTTCCTGATTCGAATAGATTCGCGGTACCGGCCACTCCAGGAAGTCGAACTCGTTGAAAACCTTCTGTCTGTTCAAAATCCAAGTAGTCTCGAATGGGTCACCCATCGTCCAATACTTGTAACCATCAATGTAAAGGTAAGGGAAATTATACTTTCCCCATCTTTCATGGACTCCATTGTCTCGCTGTGCGCTGACGAAGTAATAGAACTCGTCGTTTGTCAATGCGCACTTGTCTCTGTGAATGTACTCATGAGGAACGTCTATCATTGAAGTGGCCCATTGCCACTTACAACGCTTGATGAACTCTCTGAGCTTACTGTAATCGTATTCCATCGCTGCAAATTTAATAAAATATTTAATGATTAAATACCTAAAATCTAAAATTAACTATATTTTAACATAAAATTGTGCATATATGCGGCTTGGATAGTCAAAAACACCGCAAAATAGGCTCTTCTCATACGCAAAGGTACGAAAAAATCTCGATATATGCAAATATGTCAAACGGAAATTTTAGCCAAAAATACTAAAAATTACGCCGTTCTACTAGCCCTGTTTGGGAGCCTGGATTCTATCTGCCACAGATTATCTTTGATAAGCTTCAGAATGGTATCGTGAAAAGCGGAATTGATGTTTCCGTGGCCCTGGCATTGAACAACGGTAACATCGGCTAAGTTTACCTCGATTGTCTCCATACGCTGCCCGTTTACCTTGGCAGAAAGTATGAGGCAGTTCGGCTTTCTGTTCACATCGTAATAACCATTCCTAAATACACAGTGCCCCATTTCCTTGCCCTCTTCAAAGAACTCCTGGACGGACTTAAGAACCTGTATGTCTATGGCGCCATCCTTTATGTCAATGTCAAAGAACTGCTTTCTTCTGTCAACATATACATTAGCCATTGCTTCTGCCTTTTTCTTATTCTCCTCTTCGGCTTTAGCAGCTTGCTCCAGATATCTGAGTTGCATTTTCTCTTCCGCAATCAGACGCAGCTTAGTCATTCTGTCCTCCATTTTCTTTTTCTTGTTGTCTGCTGCCTTTAGCCACTTGTCGTGCGCCTCACGAAGATTCTCCGGGCAAACTATAGAAGGGTTACGTACATCTTTCTTAAGATACATAATACTGTCGAGCATATCCCACCACAAGCTATCGTAAATATAAGAAGCCTTTCCGTGTCTGACAACAATCTTGACGGCAGACATTTTTTCTCTGTCGAAGACAGCTTCATGGTACTTACACACCTTCCACATATCAATATCACGTCTCATGAGAGTTTCATTGTATGGGTTAGCATTGACGGAACGGAAGATTTCGTCACACAGAATCTTTTCCCCGAAGTCTCTGAGAGCATATTTATACTTGCCTTGGACTGAAGCGTAATATACTCCATCGAATCCAATATCACGAGGATCACCCAAGAAACTCCATACAGTATGCGTTCTTACTTCCAACTTTCCGAAAGCAGAAAAAGCATCTTCTATATATCCGCTGGTTCGCTGCCTGGCAAGGAAAACATATTCCCCATCTTTCAACCATTGCTGCATACACTCCTTGAAGTAAATCTTCTCCTTAATCATCTTGTGGAACCGGAACTTCGCTCTTACCTGAAAGTATCTGAGGACCTGCCATCCCTTGAATGTGCATACTAGATAGAAACACCCTCTTGAAAATCTGTCACCATACTTGTAGGCATCATCTTCAGAGATGCAAGTCTTGATGGCCCACTCACGTTGCTTGTCTGATAACTCCGGAATTCTGTCCGAGAGTTTTACAACTTCACGTTCTGTCTTGTTTCTTGGCTTCATAACTCACATATTAAAAATCAAACAAACTCAACTGACCAATCTCAGCATCTTTCTTTCTCTGAGCCTCGGCTTTCTTCTTCAAGCGCTCCTTCTCAGCGGACTCCTTCTTCTGGAGTTCGATGATTTTGGCTTGCTTGAACTCCTCCTCAGCCTTCTTCTCCAGATTCTCCTTGGTCTGGTCTGAGAGATTTGTAACAATGGTGCAATTCTGATTCTTGGTGAATGAAACTTCTTCTTCATTATAATAGTGAATTGCAATTCCATAAATCTCATCATCGTCAAACCCCTGTCTTCCGGATTTCTTGACCTCTGAGATAATAAAGTCGCAGCAATCATCGATATTCTTGCCAGGCTTGGCGTAATCCTTTGCGAACAACTCATCCTCTGCTGCACGCTTGTCAAGATATGCCTTGATTACCTTCTTGAATGTTTCTGATCCTTTCATAACCTTTCCATTTTTTGAAACCTATAGGCTTGTCTCTAAAACCCTTACGGAATGCTTCTCTCATAGAGATGCAAATGAAATCTACGCTGCATTGTGCCAAGCCCGTACAAAACGCACAATCCTCGCAATCATCCATTGGTTCCGCTACGTACACGATGCCGTTAATGACTATCGCCGCTTTCTCCTTGAAGACTGCCATTCCTTTTCGCCAGCAAGCCCTTTGCCCTTGTTAATCTTCTAGCCAAATCTAAGTCTCTAGACCTTGTGGCTTTTTCATTAATAAAAGCAGCTGCTTTCTCCAAAACACTAAGCAATTCTCTGAACTCAGTCTTCGTTGTCTTCACTTCCATACGCTTCCTGTGCCGTTATAATTCTACAACCGGTGTAATCGTCTGCAGAAAGGACAATCTCACCATTATTAACCTTTTCTCTAATCATAGAGCAAGCATCCGTGTTTGTATCTGCCTCTACGGTTATTGTCTTACTCAAAGTTTCTTGAATGCAAACATCATATTTCATATTATGTTACCTCCCATGTTTCAATGTAAAACTCGTAGCTTTTACCACTACATTGACTTTGTCCAATATTGCGCAAATCTTTAAGTTGCTCTTCCGAAGCTCCGTTAGCCTCGGCTGTTGCGTAGCATTTCTGAAGGTCATCAGCTACTCTAAGTAATTCGCCGCTTCCTTTAGAATGCCAGGCATCATCTTTATAAATTAAATATACCGTCATAATAAAATCTCTTTAAAATGAACACTAGTTCTATCCTTTCTGTCGCCAGCCGTACAAGCTAAGTTCGCACATGTCACTTCTTGGTCGCGGAGCGGAACGTTAGGTACACAAACAGCGCAATTAACGCAATCTCCACTTTTCGCTACTACGCAAGTTCTCCCATTTATACTAAGCTTCTGCCCAATAGGATAGTACGCTTGTACACCAAAACTGCTAACTACGATAATATCTTTCCCTTTCATAATCAATCCTCCTTTTCTTTTAAGTAACGAAGGTATAACTGACAGTTGTCGCAATCAGAATTGCATCTGTAACTGTACTCATTGGCGCAAGCCATAAATAATTCACTTCTTTTCATAAGCGTCCCGATAACAAATAAATAAGTCGTAAATCATTTTCTCGCAAGCCTCCATGTCTTCCAGCACATCCCTCATGCGATATGGTGCTCCGTTCTTTCCATGGCCCTCGTTGTCTAACCATAAATATGTTTCACTGTCAGCATCAAATTCTACGTAACGCTGGTGGATGCTGTTGATCAATTCTTCCGCACTTTCAAATGGTCCGGTTGATATCGAGAAGTCTTGACCTGCAGGTGAACGTCTTGAAAAGAGCAATCCTTTCCCATTCGTGTATTCCTCTTCGGTGACAGTCCAGGAATCAGACTCTGCTATTTTTATTAATTCTTCTATTTCCATATTATTTTAAATTTAAAGGTCGGGTGCCGTCTTTCCGAGCTGTCGCAAAATAAAGAATATCAAACATTGTTTGTTATTTAATCCCGACCATTGATTAACGATGATTTTTACTTAATTCTACATGTTTCACCTCCAATCTTATTAAGTTTAACTTCCATATCCTGTAAATCTGCCAACGGCAGAACTTACGCTTTCATTTGTTACAGACCCAGGCTTCAAGAAGTACTTGTAATGCGTGCTTCTCTCCAACCTCTCACTCCAGCAGAAACCGAAAGCATCGAACTCCTTACCGCACCATTCATGACCGTAGTAGTATTCGCTGGCATGCACCTTCTGTTCCTTGCTGAGCTGCAAGAATAGTGCGCGACTCTTGCTAAGTTCCGTTGGGTTCTCCTTGAACTCCTTCTCGATTTGCTTACGCTTCTCGGTATATTCTGCCAGCTTCTGCTGGTACTCTTCCTCGCTATCGCAAAGATAATAGTCTGTGTCAGTCCAACGGCTATCCCAATAGGAATTGGAAGACTGATGTATATGATAAATATTCTTCATTTATTTTTATCCTTTCTGTAAAGGAAGAATGCGTCACCTTGCCAGCCGAAGTTCCTGGACTCACATTTTGCAAGTATATGTGTATCTGTCTCGATGAGCACATCTTCATATTTGTCTAACTCAGTTTGTGTATCTGATGTATCTTCTCCATAATCCCATTGAAGCATAAATTCCAATATTTCATTATGGTCACCGACACAATCCAGTCTGCAAACATACTCGTAATCCCTAATATCTTCAGAACAGCTCTGATGCTGTGGGGAAATCTCTACGATAAGAGATAAGTAATCGTAATCCTTCATATTGTATATTTTTGAAAGGTAGGCTGCCGTCTTTCCGGCTGCCAGATAAGAATAAGGTGTCTAATTAGTGGGTGTCCTTAATACCCATATCGTTAAACCTTACTTTTGCCTACCTTTATAAAACGTATATGAATCCATCATACTATTGTAGAACCACTGCCATGCGACAATCTCTTTCTGCTCCTTAGTAATGTTTAATGGATCTGTAATCATCTTTCTGCGCCAGTTAATCAATCTGTCGCAAGACTGAGTGACCCTCGCAATCATCACATGGGCGACATTCTCCATCATTACTGCCTCGCCGTTTACCATCTTCAGTGCATACTTTTCAGCTGCATCGTGCCAAAGATCGTAAGCGACTGAATCATTGTTGAGCATAAGATAAAGTTCTTCCATATCAGCAGTTCTCTTGTACTGAACCATTTCCTTTACCAACATAGCTAGCCCTCCGAATTTTTATTGCCAACCATGGACAGTGATATATCTACCAGATAAGGTAACGTATGCTGTGGAAGGTTATCTTCATTTTTATAATCTGTGATTATCACATTGTAGCTCGTAAGTCTTTTTTCGTTACTGATGAGAGTGTCATCTATAAGTCTATGGCTTATTTGCTCTGTACGGATAATCTCAAATCGCGTGGCATAAGGAGATTTTGCGGCCACCTCCTTGCGCTCCGCAATAGCGACTAGTCCAAATGTAGGATTCAAGAAGATGTACTTATCGCCAGTGAATATGGCATCAAAGCGTTCCTTAGCCGTCTTTGTTATTCTAATGATATTCATAGCTAGCCCTCCAATTTGTCTATATACTCTTTTCTTGCCTCTGCGAACACCTTGGCTTTGCGCTCGTCCGAAAGAAACTCTTTGATAGAGAATCCCAATGCGATAATACCATTCTCAAATTCCCATGTATATCCGCATTCATGGTTGCCAAACTCATAGATGAGAGCATCCTTTAAATTCTCGTCATTTGAATAGAACTCCTCATCATCCTTGACGGAACGCTCTGCGAACTCGGTAAAAAGATGTTTGTCTTCTTTGAGGCAATAAGCACCGGAACCGATGGAGCATATCTTTTCTAGGTCTTCCTTGCTTGTGGTAAGACCCCATTCTGCCATCATTTCCTTGAACTGCTTATCTCCGAATGCAGCTTTCATAGGGAGCTTGTCGAACTCCTTTTGCTGCTTGGCTTTATAATCTACGTATTTCATAACTCATTTAATTTATACGCTTGGCAAGCATTGTCCCCACAATGAGGGTTCTCGGAAAAATCACAAGATCCATATCCATAAATGTCCTCATGAAGGAACAATGCACAGTTGCCACAACACTTGTTTATATTCTTACACATATTCCCTGGTCAACACCACCTCTGTTATAATAGCGTCTGCAAGTAAAGCCAAGACTGGTCAGCCAATCCGTAATGGCTGGATGGAGTTTGTATGGAGCATAACAGTCTCTCCACCAATCCTTGCCATCTGGGTCTGGAATTTTCCAATCATACGAAAAGTGTGCTGCGCCACCGATTAAAGCGTAATCATTTTGCATCAGGTTCTTCTTGATATAAGCAAGAAGCTTTTCCTTGTGTTCCTCAGTGAGTTGAGAAACTCTAGCTGCTCTGATTTCATCGATTAAACTCATACTCGTCTCCTCCTTTACATAAGAACTACAATGTAGCCTAATGACTTGATAAGATTGAAATTTGAATTTCTCATAATTATTCCCTTTCTATTTTTTAAGATTAAAATTGTATAATAACGCCAAATGGCTATCGTCTAACTCTCTCCAATCATCAACTGTGTCAAGATAAGCCTTGACTTTTGAAAGCGTAATTGGAACCGTTGGATAAGCAGAACAAAATCTGCGAAGCATGTACTCTGATAAAGATTCTTCCATAGCCTTCGAATTATTAATGATTACTATGCGTTAATGAGGTCTATCACATCAGAAGCATCAAAGTCATCCATACTATTGTATGTAACATAGAAATCTTCCTCATCGTCAGCAAGCAGACCTTCAGCCTCTTCCTTAAATTCATTAAAGTCCTCATCCGTGTCTTCATAATTCAATGCCTCTCGAATTATTGCCCACAACTTTCTCTGCTTTTCGTTAAGCGAATTTAATTTTGTATTCATAATCTTTATAATTTTAATTGGTTCAACTTATAAGGTAGGCTCTGAATAGTCAAAACTACTACCTTCTTTCTATATGCAAAGGTACAAAAATTTTCTGATATATGCAAATATACTAACGATTATTTTAGTTAAAAATACTAAATCGTAGTACTTTGTAACTATCTGATTATCAGAATGGTGCATCTGCTTCTTCTGGCTTTTCGAAAGGCACCTGTACATCTTCGTTGATTAAATTCGTCTTGAAAAAATTTGTCGTATTTTTGTTGAATCCCATAAAGAATTTGAACGTTCCGATATTACGTCCCTTGGCAACGTCTATCATAGCCGTTCCGTCAGTAGGATAATCGTCCTTATTATCAAATGGGGCAGGGTACGCTCTATTGTAATACTCTGCTCGATAGACTAGGATGACAACATCGGCAGCTTCTCCTATCTGTCCACTATCGCGCAGTCGGTTCAGATTCGGCTCCGGGCAGTTACTATCTCTAGACAACTGACTTAGGGCGATGATCCATATGTTCAGTTCCTTTGCGAGGTTCTTGAATCTTCGTGCGGCATCACCCATAGCCTGCTCCCTGCTGAAACTCGTACTCCTGGAGTTTACGTTAAGAATCTGCAAGTAATCTACTACGGCTCCGTCTATGTCCTTCTGCATCTTAAGCATTCGGATGGAAAGAAGAATAGAATCTATATTTGACGTGCTCTTGTCATCAAAGAATAAATTCTCTCCGGGTAACTTGCCTCTAGCATCATCAATCATCCTTATCTCGCTTGGCGCCAGACTGCCCGAATAGAGGATATTGTTGGCCGGGATGTTCGTCTTGGCAGAAAGCAGACGTGCCGTAAGCTGCTCCTTCGTCATTTCCATAGAGTAGAAAGCAACCTTTGCTCCGTTCTCGATGGCGTGTCTTGTCATGCAAAGTGCGAGGCTCGTCTTTCCCTGAGAAGTTTCGCCGGCAACGATAATCAAATCAGACTTCTGCAGACCTCCCTTTTCATCGAATCTCTCCATACCGGTCTTGGTTCCTGTCGTGACACCTCCAACGGTGGCATTCTTAACCATTATCTCATTTAGACTATTCATTGCATCATCGAGCGTGAACACTCCATCTGCTTTCTCAAATACTCCTCCGATACTCTCTATAGCCTCTTGGTGGGCGTCTGCGGTCAGAATCTCTTCCGATAATCCAACCTTGGAAAGCTGCTGCCCGACAACCCAGAGTTTTCTTCTTCTACCAAGGTCCTGCAATCTGATGGCATGATATTCTACATGTGCAGATGATGCAATCTGTGCCGAAATGTTCATCAAGTCCAATGCTGTTACATTCGACTTCTGCTTATTGAGCTCGGCAGAAACAGATATGACATCTATCGGCATACCTTGCTTTCCCATATTATCAACAGCCTTCCATATATCCCTACACATGGGGTCGTAAAAACAGTCTTCATCTAGATATTGGCTTACTAGAGTGTATGCGGTAGGATCAACAAGAAGACTTCCGATAACATACTGCTCAGCCTTTGTGTCATTCACTAATGGCTGATTCTGATATGGTGATTGTGCTAAACTCATCTGAACGATACCTCCTCAAAACTTAAAATATCAAACATTTCGTGCATTCTATCTACAATTCTTGGGTCATCGTACTTCTGTCCGATGTCAATGGCCGTTAGGTTTGAGCTTATAATCGTGGGCAGCATCTGCTCATAGCGATAGTCCAACAACTCGTCAAACGGCTTGTAGTGCATTCCGTAAGTGACTATCTCCGTTGGCTCAGCACCCAAATCGTCAATCAAGAGAAACTTAGTGTTCATGATTGCTCTGAACTCGTTTATGTCTTCGTGAATCATGTAAGCCATATCTCTAGCCTTGACGAATCGCGGATATTTGTCACCCTCGCAATAGCTAATCTTGTTTGAGTCCACAAGATGAACTAGCAAATCTCGAATAGCCTTTAGCATTGTAGTCTTGCCATTTCCAATACTGCCGGGCATAAACAGCCCGTAAAAGTTTGTCTCTATAGTAAGAAAATCCCCGACTTTCGATATTGCTTCCTTTAGCTCGTCAGTGAAGACAAACGTTCTTTTTCTTTTCTCTACCTCTCGTTTGTAGGCATAGTAAAGAAAGTTCTTGACTTCTCTATTTTCCAACGGCAACTCCAAACCCCGACCGATACGCTGATGTGTCTTTGTGGTCTGGAGCTTTCCATCCTGTCTTTGTATTGTTTCCATTGTCTGTTACGTTTTGTCTATGATTTTTCATTTCTGATACTATCTCGTTGTATTGAGAATCAATTTTGTTAACCGAAAAATTGTTCATTATCCAAGTCTTGTCGATACGACGTAGAAACTCTTCCAATGCCTTAAGCAAGCTCTCGTCATCTATCGGAAGCGGCACTGTTTTGTGACTTCTAGCAAAAGAAATCTTCTTTAGGATAGAGTTCATAGCCTTTGCATCCTTGGGTTGCCAATAATAGGCGGAGTCATAGAGTTCTTGGTAATACTTCTCGAATATTTGCCGTCCCTTGTGGCAGATGGTAAACTCTTTCGGTTTCGATTTCCTCGTGCGTGCGCTAGAAGGAGAAGATAATTTTATATTATCTTCCCGTTCCGTAGGAACGGAATATATATTCTTTGAAGGGTTTGGGGAACTTTCTTTGGACTCTGGCATTTGCTTAGCATTTGCTAGAGATTCGCTAGCATTTGCTAGAATATCTGTAGCATTTGCCAGAGAATTTGTAGCATTTGCTAGAGAATTTGTAGCATTTGCTAGAGATTCGCTAGCATTTGCTTGGCATTTGCTAGAAGATTCCTTAGCATTTGCTACGAAATTTCTAGCCTTTGCTGCACCACCTGCACGACCGGCTCTAGCTCTAGTTTCGCTGACTTTTCTTGCCTGCTCGATGGTGTCTGAAAGTTCCTTAGAATAGAAATATTCTTCCTCAACCTCGAATAAATCAAAATCCTCAACTACAGATTGCACCACGGAAACATCAACACGCATCTCATAAGCTATCATAGAATAATCCTTTGACAGCTTATGATCCTCGTCTTCCTCCAATAGTTGCATAAGAGCAACGTAGATGCCGTAGGCAGCTATGCCGTGCTTCACCCTTGCTCTCATTACTTCTGGAGAATCACTATTTCTGATGCAATTATATTTCATAATCTTATTGGTTCAAGTCCTCGTTCTTAATGAAGCATATCTTACCTCGCTTTATACTATTTGCCAGGGAGTCAACTTCTGTCTGCAACTTACTGTAAACAGCACTTTGCTGCTTAGAGATAAAATTGTGGATAGAAGGGCTAATCTTTAAAGCGATAAAAGCCATCCCCTCCAAAATCTTAAACTCACGATACAACACACCTGCCGACTTGAACTGTTTGTCCAAGCCTACCAAGAACGTTCTGTAGTCCTTGATTCCTTCAAAATCTCTTAGAAATTCTGTCTCTTCCATATTGTATAATATTTTATTTATAACTATATTGTTTCTCCTTAATGCAAAATTACGAATTTTATCTGATATATGCAAAAGAATTAACTTAAATATTCAAAAATACCAAAATATATTTAGATATATATTTGGCTATCTCAATTTTTTTTAGTACTTTTGCAGTAAGTTTTTTCCATTATATTCTGTAAAAGAATATTGTATGGGTTTCTCTTTAGCCTGCTGGCGAGCAGGCTTTTTTTATTGGGATTTATTTGGCAATTTGAAAATAATTCATTACCTTTGCAAACAAATCCCTTTAAAGTATAATCTTTATAGGATTTTAATTGGTTCAAGTCCTCGGTGTTGTGAAACACTGGGGACTTATATTTTTTACAGATTAACGGTGATACCTTTCTCATAACTCAGTCTCTTTACTTCATTAGTATAATACTTAATCATTTTCTCCAACTCATCGTCATCCCATTTCTTGATGGAGTGAGCACGCTCTCGCAGGGTGGAAAATCGGGAAACACCAATCTTCTTTATCAGATTCTCCTGGTAGTATATAAGATGGTCTGACTTCACTCTGTTGCACCCGATACATTCTGCATTACAGTTGTCTTCATCGAATCGTGTTGCCATGTTGGAACGTCCGAAGAAATGACCGCAATCAAGCTCTCTGTACGGCTTTATCTTTCCGCAGCTGATACATTGTCCCATACCGCTTGGCATACAGTCTCTCAGACGAATATACAATGCAAACACCTTGTCTAGCCTCTTGACTAAATCCGGCTTGCTCTTCTTTCTCTTTTTGGGAGCAGAAGGAGATTTCTTCTTTTTCTTATAAAATGGAAACATTTCTTTTGAATTTACATGTAACATATTTGTCCGTCATGTTCGCAAAATCAACACATAAACGGCAAGCTAAACTTCCTACATAAATTGGTTCTTGTGTAAATACTCCCTTTCTGCAATGCGGACAGAGAGTTAGATACTCAGTTCCTAATGCGGAATCTCTTTGCTTATATTCAATAAGCTCATTTAGAACGCTCATCTTAGTACAACATTAGTTAATTGTGTCCCTCTGGAATACACCGCCCATTTCGTGGTTCCTGGAGGTCTGCTAATAAAGAGGTCTGCGACATTTCCGAACCGGCTATAGTTTCCTGACAAGTCAACTATCCACCCGTCCTTTCCTTCAAAAGGTCTGATAGCGCGGCCTACCATCTGATAGTAGAGCCCGAGAGATTTCGTCGGGCGTGCCAAAACAACGGTGTCTAGGGCAGGGTAGTCGAATCCCGTAGTCAGCACACCTACGTTGGCAACAACCTTTATTTCTCTCCTCTTGAATCCTTCGAGAATGGCTTCACGCTCCTTTTTTGGTGTCTCTCCTGTCACGATGGCGGCATTGACTCCGAGTGATTGAAGCTTATCAACCAACTGCCTAGCCTCCTTTGTGAAAGCGGTAAATACAAGTACCCCCTTTCTGGGAATGCCGCTTTTAGGCTGCAGGACCTTGACTACTGTATTTGATAGCTTATCATAAAATCCGCAACGCTCGTACTCTGCGAGGAGACTTCTTTCATCATAATCTGCACCGGTGGAATTGCTTCTGACTCTCCTTAAATCCAATTCTGTCAAATCATAATAATGCAAGTCTGCAAGATAACCTTTGGAAAGCAGCTCTCCAATCTGGCAACAATAGATGACCTTTGAAAATATTCTAGGTCTTACTCTCGTGAGGAACTTCAATATGGAACCTCCTTCGGCACGATCAAGGCGGTATGGTGTGGCTGTTAATCCAACAACCTGTCTGTTCTTCGCTTCTATGAACTGCTTGTATTGCCCTGACTTCGAGTTTACATAATGACATTCGTCAATTATGATGTTCTTGAAACAATCGAAGTCTGACATATGGTTCATCACGCTCCCGATGGTGGCAAAGGTTATTCTGTTTATATCCTTACATCCTACAGAAGCACTATAGCAACCACAATCGAAGATACCATAGCTTTGCAGCTTGGCAAAGTTCTGCTGAAGAATTTCCTTACTGGGCTGAAAGACTAACAGCGGTCCTTCCAGGCGAGAGGCAATATCTGCTATCACCAAGCTCTTTCCTGCACCCGTAGGCAGGATAACCAATCCGTTCTTGTCAGCCTTGCTAGTGAACAGCCTTACGGCTGCATCACTAGCTTGCTTTTGATAATTTCTAAGAGTGTACTTCATTACTCGCCGAATGGTAATTCATCATCGTCATCATCTGAAGACTGCTCTGGCTGAGCTTCTTCTTTTGGCTGCTCCTCTTCTGGGAACTCCAATCCGAAGACCTCTTTCATGCTCTCACGATTCTTGACCTCATTTGCCCAAATCTCAGAACGGTCCGGGATAGCATAAGCCTTTGCAAGTAAGAACTTCTCGGTATTTGCATCCCAATTATATACGAGATAGTAACCTGCCAATGCAATACAGAACACGTTCTTCGACTTAAGACGCATATCAACAGTTCCCTGGCGCACCTCAGCGGCGTACTTGGCTACTTCCATAAGGACAGAAGCATAAGCCTCTTCTGCATCCTTCTTCATCTTCTTGGCTTTTTCCAAAGCCTCCTCCAACTCCAGTTTGCGAGCTGGCACCACGTTCTCTTCGAGTGTGCAATACTCCTCTCTGATGTTCTTCTTCTCGAACTCATCGAGGAAACGTGTAACCAACTCATTGTCAGGGAAGGTCGCCGTGAAGTGCTTTCCGACAAACTTAAGGATGTCTGCCTTATTCTTCAAAGGCTTCTCTCCGCAAAGGTTCTCCTCGGTCAAAGCAAGGAAGTCCAACTCCATTGGGAACATGTCTTTTACACCTTCCTCCAATACAAACTCAATGTTCTCAGGAACATAATTTTTCAAATCTGATTTCATAATTATAAATACTTTTCATATAATGCTATCTGTTTCTGAGCTTCAAGCAAGGCTGCTTCTTCATTAGGCTCGGGTATATACAACCCTGCAACCATACTTGAATAGTTCCGAAACTTCTCAATAGCGTCTGTTAATTCTTTTGTGTCAAGGTCAGCCGTGCTTCTCCAATAAGTTACAGGCTGTCCTCTTCTGTTTGTTCTCTGCTTCGCAAAGATTTCTCTGTTCACTATCTGCTTGAAAATGTTATACTTCACATATTCTTCATCGTAGCCGAATTCTGATGCGAAATACTGAAGGCACACATGCAGATAGCTGTTTTGGGCGAGGGAACGTGGACGGTGCTTTTTCTTCACCTCCACGATAAAACCCTTTCCGCTTTTCAGGGCATCCATGTAAAGGCCATTGCAATAGTCCTTGTAGTCTGCCCTGTCCTTGTCATTGTTGAGATTGAAAATCATAACTAGAATGGCAAATCATCATCTTTGCCCGGCTGCGGTGCCGGTGACTGAACTCCTTGCGGCTGCGGTGGTGGAGGTGCTTGCTGCTGCGTCTGGCCACCTCTCTGATACTTTTCTATCTTGTAACCCGAAATGGTATTGAAATACTTTACCGGGTCATTTGCACTCTTCTGATACTTGGTACCTTGAAGAGCAAAAGATATAGTAACAATCTCGCCAACTGCAAAATCAGCAGGATCATCTACATGCTTTCCGCTGAACTCAAAACTTGGGTAGTTCTCGTACACCTCTCCAAAGTTCGAGTGCGTACAGTTAAGAACCACGATTCTCTTTTTAAACGGCTCTCCACCGCTCTTACTTGGTATTTCCTCGACATTGCCGATAAGTAATACCCTTCCTGTCATTGTATTAGCCATCTGATTCTGTTAATGGTAAATATGGTAATAATTCTCTCATTTCTACCCATTTTAGGAAGTCGCGCACTAGGGCGTGGTTCTTATCTTCCATCCCCGGGTATCTGTAACAAGTGATTGCTGGCTCATAAGGAGTAAGCTTGAGACCTCTCACGTCTCCCTTGTGCTTATCCTTATTGTAGCCCTCAAAGACAAACAAGTCAAAATGGAACACATCAGCTTCAAACAACTCTAGGTAAAGCTGCCATTGGCAACTATCTATATAGTCTTTGTCTGATACCGGTCCGTACTTAGTCTTGATGTCTCTTATCTCTAGTCTGTCAATCATATCGGCACATCCCGTGATAACGGCATTGCCGAAATCCTTGTATTCACGAACCTCATGAAAGGCGCCAGGATGCTCATTCCTGTATTTCAAAGCAACCTTGCATTGTGGAATGTCGAGAATCGCTTCACCTTCATCAAAGACGAATCTTCTTCCTTTTGGAACGGGTTCTGTCTTATCTTTCTTATAATAAGTGAAATGGCGAACACCTTCCGGCTCCTTGAAGCAATGGGGACTGCCAGTCTCCACGATGGAGTGAAAGGCAGTTCCTATTCTTGTGTAATCGTTGCCCTCAAACTTCTTAGTGATATTGTCTATAACATCCTGCTCTGTAACATAAGCATATTCGCCAGACATATACCGTCTGAAGCTCTCTAGCTGGGTAACTCTAATCAAAGGCTTCATCATGCTGCATCCTCGTGCTTGACGAACTTCTTGCCCTTCTTGTCAAAGTCAATGCCTTTGCCGGCAAGTTCCTTGATCATCTGATTCATGAATGCCTTCTGATGAATCTTGTTCAATCCGTGGGCAACCTCGATGAGAGCATTTGCATCATCTACAGTCTCCACGGCTGCAAGCTTCTTTCGAGCATCATCAACGGCTTCCTGCGCCTTAGCCTGAGCATCGGACTTATTCACGATGGCTTTCTTCACCTTCTTGATGATGTCTGCCATGCAAGTGTCAAACTCCTCTGTTCCGTAAGCTGGAATCCAAGTGTCCTGCAGGTCTGCAACATTCTTACCAACACGATTGTCCTGTGGCTCGAACTTGATGACGCGATTGCCGTTCTCCTTGCAGATGTAACCTACCTGGTCCGCAATACGGATGAGCAAGTCCTTGCTCTGTCCTGTACAGTCTGGAGAATGCTTGATGTAATCTCCTTCCTGTGTCTCCTTGTCGTGACAGATGAAGATGATGTCTGAATTGTTTGAACGGAGAATGCCGACAAACTGCTTGAACAATTCTCCCATCACACCATATCGCTTCAATGAGTTAGTTCCCAGCTTAGGGTCTTGCTGAATAGCAAAAGCGTTGAGATAGTCATCGAGCATAGCCTTGGCTGTGTCTACTACGATGGTCTTACACTCACTGATCAAACCTGGCTTCCAAACCTGCTTGCCATCCTCAACAACATAGGAACCGATAACCTCAGCATTGTAGATGTCTTCCCAGCGTGAAGCCGTGACAACAATGTCTGGACGCTGAACGGCACGGTCAAATCCTCGGTCGGTGTCGATGAGTAAAGGACTGTTGGCTGTAGTAGCCAAAGATGTCTTACCGGTACCTGGAGTACCATAAAGTACGATAATCACTGGACGCTCTGTAACAACGTCATTCTTTCTAATAATTGGCATAAACTAATAT